ACATTGTTACAATCCAAGGAAACATAGTTACCATACAAGGAGATATTACTACTATTCAAGGGGATGTAACTACCATTCAAGGAGATATAACAACCCTGCAGTCTGATGTTACTGCCCTTCAAACTTATGATACGTTTTTAACAGGATTAATTAGTCAGACAGGAGGAGCTGCTCCAATATTGACCACACCAACAAATGGTAATAGTATAGGTACTATATCTTGGAATTATGATTCTACAGGAGTTTATACTGGAACTTTAGTAGGTGCTTTTACAGGAACAGTTGTTTGTATATTAACTCAAGGTTTTGTTCTTACAGTAGCTGGATTTTTACAAATGACAAGGCTTACGGATGATACTGTTCAAATAAGAACTTTTGATGCTACAGGAACTCTTGCTGATGATATGATGGGTAATGCTAATATTAGAATAGAGGTATATGCATAAACAAATAAAAGTTACTTAACTAAATATATTAATAATGAGTTGTGATTGTGGATGCAAAGATGGAGAAAGAGGACCTAGAGGGTTGCCTGGAACAACGGGAGATACTGGTACTTCTGGATCTGTAGGAGCACAGGGGGCTAAGGGGCCTCAAGGATTGCAGGGTTTAGCTGGGGCTGTTGGGTTGAAAGGAGATAAAGGCGATAAAGGAGATCAGGGTATTCAAGGTATTACGGGTCATGCGGGGGTTCCTGGGGTGGATGGTACTCAGGGGATTCCTGGGCCTGTTGGAAGTCCGGGGTCAGATGGTGCAGCTGGAGCTGATGGAAGCCCAGGAGCTCAAGGAATACAGGGAATACAAGGCCCAACTGGTTTAACTGGAGCTGCGGGCATTGGTAGATATATCTTAGGAGCATATAACGATACAACAGGAATTGGAAATTCTGATGCTATTGGTGATGAAACTTTGCTTTTTCGTCAGGATATTGTAGGAAATACTTTATCTAACAACGGGGATGAGCTTGAGCTATTTATTCATACAGAATACTTTGCTAGTGATACAGTAGATATCATATTCGATATGAATGCAGCTAATAGATATTCATATAGCTATCAAAATGCTAATAATGATATTCGTTTTATTAAGATCAAAATAGCTCGTATTAATTCAGCGAGTCAATTATGGACAATAGAAGATGTAACTAAAACATTAGTTGGCCCGGTTTTCTCTATTACAACCATTGCAACTTTTACAACTACTTATGATTTGACCACGCCAATGTCTTTTGAGATTTTTGCTGATAATCTTGTATTGGGCGCAGATCAAGTAGTATTAAAAAAGGCAGTAATGTATTTGAATAAACTAAACTAGGATGGGACATTGTAATGAATGTGGTTGTAAGGATGGCGAAAGAGGGCCAAGGGGTGACCAAGGGTTACAAGGCTCTCAGGGTGCTCAAGGTAATCAAGGGCCTCCGGGTATCCCTGGATTACAAGGCATCCCTGGATTACAAGGCATACAGGGAGATCAAGGTTTACAAGGCCCTCCGGGAGTTAACGGTATTAATGTTACAGGCCCCGCAGGACCAACGGGTGCGGTTGGTCCACAAGGGATACAAGGAATACAAGGTCCAAATGGAACTAACGGAACCAATGGAGCTCCTGGAGCAAACGGTCAAGGGCGAATTACTTGGAGTATAGATACTTCAGCAGTTCCTACAACACTTACGCCTGTAGGAAACTCAGGGCTAATCCTAAAGAATACAGATTTTGTAACAATAGAACTTCCTTTAGGGGTATTACTCGGAGATGTTATTTCTATTGCAGGAACTATTCAGGGTACAGGAGGATGGAAATTAGTAGCATTAGGAACTGATACTATACAGTTAACAAATCAAACGGCATATGATTGGGAAACAAGTCCTGGTGGAGAAGTTGTTTTATTGGCAAGTAATTATTCTGATGTAATACATTTGATTGCAGATGGAACAGGAAAATGGATTATGACGGATGTCATATTTGCTAATAATAGTATACCTTATTTTTCATAATGAATGATTGTAATCCCATACCATGTGATTGTGTTGACGGAGAAAAAGGTTTCTCTGGATTAGCAGGTCCTGCTGGAATTGATGGTATTCCTGGTGAAATTGGAGAACAAGGAAATCAAGGAAATCAAGGAGGGCAAGGCAGTCCTGGGCCTGATGGAATAATAGGGATTCAAGGAGATCCTGGGCCAGATGCAAATATTCCTATAACGGGCCCTACTGGACCAGATGGCCCCGAAGGGCCGCAAGGAGATCAAGGACTTCCCGGATTAGATGGCACTAACGGTACTGATGGGGCTAGAGGGAGCGATGCTGTAGATGCTCAAAATCCTTTTTTGGATGAATTCCCCTTTGCATCAGTGCCTCCAATTATAGGCACTTCTAATATAAATGTTAATCAGACACGTATTGTAAGAAACAATGGCTTAAGATGGTATAGGCTTTCGGGCGCTTGGACTGCCATTACACCTGTTGTAGGCGATATTATAAATATATATGGCTCCATAGGAACATCCGAATGGCATGTAGAAGTCATGCAGAATCAGGTTATTCAAATGAATGGGTCTCAATCAAATGTTGGTTTCAGCACTGTTATTGGTGCAAATGGATCTAATCCGGGAAGCCCCTTATTGCAGCTTGCCCCTACAAATTATAAGGATTGCTTCACCTTTCTTTATATAGGAGGCGAGGAGTGGTTAGTTATTAAAGCAAATTTAGCAGGAGGATTACTTCCAACGCTAACATAAAAAAAAGAATTATGAGTTGTAATTGTGGAGATAGTAGATGTTGTGTACCTCAAAAGGGGGAGAGAGGATTAAGGGGTATTCAAGGCCCTGAAGGACCACAGGGCATCCAAGGTCTACCAGGAAACGATGGTTCAGATAGTGTTCAATACGATAGCGGTTGGAAGAATCTCCCTATATATACCCTTGTTAATGGATATGGTATAGCTCCAATAGTAATAGGAGCAAGTATTCCTCAATTTAGAATTGTAGATAGAGTTGTAACTATTAATGGTATTTATAAATTACCATTATCTAGTACACCGGATGGATTAAATTTAAATGCAAATGAAGATTCTTATCCAAACTCTTGGTATGCTGATTTATATAGAGGTTCCGATGGGGGATATACAAAAATACCTGCAGGAAGAATAGAATCACATACTCAAATTCTTCCTCCTACATTACATCCTGAGATTTTTACTTATGCTAATAAACAGACCGGAGGACATCTGTATAGGACTGTAGCTTTAACAACAGACTATACTGAAAAAAGATATACTCTAAAAGCACTATCTCCATACTCCTATTTAACAACAGATGGTAAATTTGGATTTGGTACTGCAGAAGAAAGACAAGGACTTGGAGATCCAGCTTTAGGTATCCCATCCCACTTGTTAGAGGAATGTTCAATATTTAGTAGCGGTGACTTTATTCCTGATCATTTTACTTATGGAAGTGGATTTACAGTGGCTACAGATAATAGGGAAACGATTGCCTCTGCAACAGCAATTGAATTTGATGTAAATATGAGTGATGGATATGATTTTGGAGGATGCTCTGTTTATTTTAATTTCCAATACCATCTTCCACTAACAACATCAATTGTAGATATTCAAGCTGCTTTTGATGCTATTTAATTATTAAGAAAAAGATATGAGTTGTAAATGTAATTGTAGGTGCGATTGTTCTTCTTCCCAAAAAGGAGAGAGAGGACTTCAGGGAGTTCCTGGAGTACAAGGCCCCCCTGGTCCAGAAGGGCCTGAAGGAAGTGGCGTTGTGAATAAGATAAATAGTTATGCTGAAAATATAGAGTCAGTTGATTTAGGATTACTTCCCGGACCATATGATGTATATATGTTTCCTTCAGTTGGTTATCAAACTTTAAGTTATACAAATAATACAGGAGCCGATCTTGTAGTATTTGCCCAAGCTACATGGGATGCTCAATCTACAACACTCTTGCAGAATGAAGTAAATCTGTGGGTTGACGGTGCTATTATAAGAACTACCAATAGTATTGATACTATAGAATGGCAACACGAAGGACCATTTGCTCTTATAGGGCTATTGATGGATAATACGGGGTTGCCGGTAAATCAAACCACTACTGAAACAGTGATAACTACGCCCAATAATAGACCAGTGGAGTTTCAATTTACAACGGGATTGATTCCGGAGAATATATCAATATTTAAAAAGTTAACATTAGCCGACGGAGAAACAGTTAGTTTAAAGTTTAAAACAAAAAATGCAGGTGCCGGTATGGTATTAGAGCAGGCGCAGTTTTTTGTACAGCAACTTGATTCGTAATATTAAAGATGTCACAGTTGGTTGGTTTCTTTGTGGCTGACTAGGCCCTGGTTGAGAAATCAATCAGGGTTTTTTGTGATAAATGCCTACATTTGAAGGTGAGTGTGGTATTGTAAACCTCATTAATTATCACTATATTATATTAAGGTATGAGCTATAAAACACCAAACATAAATAAGTCTAGAGTAAAGCGAAAAGCAACACGAATAATGAACGCAGCTTCATTAAGTGAATTTAAGAAGGAGTATCCAGAATATAAAGAGATCACGCTCACTGAGTTTAATACTATAATAAAGCAGTTTAATAAGAATATTGTTGAGGAAATATCTATTAGCAGAAATGGAATAGCTTTGCCAGAACTTATAGGGCACATATTAATTATGTCCTTTCCTAGAAGTAAGAAAAAAAGGGCAATTAATTTTGGGGAATCTAATAAGACCGGAGTATTAACATATTATAGAAACTTAGATACAGACGATAGGATAGGGAAGATTGTATATTATACAGGAAAACATTCAGTTAGATATAGTCACTTATGGGGGTTCACTGCTACAAAAAGCTTTAAGCAAAAGGTTTCTAGTATTTATAGAAAGCTTTGGGCAAAGTATATTTATGTAGACAATAAAAGCATTAGTATTAATTCTATTTTAAAATAACAAGATGACCACAATAGGAGAATCTATTTCTAGAGTTAGGGGAATAATGAAAGCATCACAAGAAGATGCGTTTCTTACAGATCGTTTTATATATAGCATTATATCAAAGTATGCAAAGGTTGCCTTAAGAAGACAGCAGAATGAGAAAAAACTAATGGGGCATGATGATTTGTTTGAGATGTTATCTTTTGTGGACTTAGTAGATACAAATACTATAGAGGCTGAGTGTGCTCCGATTAAAACTAACTGCACGATTAAAAAAACAGAGATCAAACTACCTAAAGTTTTTAATGGGGTAAAAGGGCCACTGATACGAAAGGTTTATTCTGTAGATGGCTCAGAGACTTTTTATAAAACTACTGCAGCTCAATACATTTCTATATCCATGGACACATGCCTTAAGTATAATAAGGCAAAATATTTTTGGTATCGCAATGGATATTTGTATTTTCCAGATACTAAAGTAGAGGCTGTTATGATTGAAGCATTATGGGAGGATGTTCTTGATGGGTTTTGTACTCTCAATGATGATAATTGTGCATCAATGCAAGATAGGCCTTTCCCTTTACCTGAGTACCTATTTGCAGAGGTAGAACAGATGGCTGAACAAGAGTTTGGAGTAACATTTAAGATTCCGGATGATGGCGCAGATGATGGACAAAACATTTTAAGATAAAGACATGAACAACTATACTTTAAAATACAGAACTTTCGATCAACTATTGGCTTCAGTTAAAGGTGATTTTGAGGCATATAATCTTGAGGATTTAATTAAACCTCATCAGTTAATTAAGGTAGTTAAAAGAGTTAATTATGACTTGGGATTGAGGATACATAAAACTAAGAATGTTGTTTTAGATGTTGAGAATGGGAAAGCTAAACTTCCCGATGATTTTTTAGTATTAAATTATACCTATATGTTGGGGAATTTTGAAACAGTAACTGCCTTCCCACAAGGCACGCATGTTGAAGAGGTTCCTTTAAATGCTCCAACCTATCAGCCTGGTGTAAAGAGTATTGATATTTGTGCGACACCCGATCCTTGTCCACCCGATCCGGAATGTCCCGATCCTTGTCAGGCTCCAGAGCCTTGTGGTTGCAACACCTGTAATTGTAGCACTTGGATTAATTGTAAGGGAGATGAAATGCAATTGATTCAGAAAATTAAGTATCAAACTAGAAAGTGGTCTCAGTTTTATAAGATTAAAATTACGGGTGATGATAATTATTTTGATCCATTATGTCCCAATAAATCCTGGATGTCAAAAGAAGGAGGCTTTATTCGTGAGGGCCATGTCTTCTTATCCTTTAAAAGCGGAACGTTATATTTAAATTATCAAGGATTAATGGAGGATGATGATGGCAACTTACTTGTTTTGGATCATCCATTAATTAATGAATATTATGAGTATGCCTTTAAGGAAAGAATACTTGAAATACTCATGGGTAATAACGAAACAGTGAATGCCGGCTTTGCTAAACTTATTATGGGGAAGTATAGAGAGGCAAGGGTAGTCGCAAATGGTATAGTTAATACTCCTGATTTTGAAGAGTTACATGAAATATGGAGCATGAATCGGACATCAATGTTTAATAAGTATTATAAAATGTTTGCATAATGGCTAAGAGTAGAAAAAAAAGCTCTGCTAGTCCTAGTGCTATGCAAGGTTCTGTAAATACTTTTGATAAAGGATTGAATACCGATGTCAGAGATTTTCATTTAGATAAAAGATCGTGGGTAAGAGCTCGGAATGCTATAAACAATTCTCATATAGGCGACCTATATTCTATAGGGAATGAGCCATCCAATAAATTCTGTAAGTCAGCTCCCTATAAAATTATTGGAGCCTTCCATATGGTGGGAACTAAATGGTGGATATTTTCCGGAGATGATTTTAACGGTAGTGAAATAGGAATATTTGACGAAAAGGATTGTACTTACGAGGTGGTGGCAAATGATCCCTGCCTTGGATTTAGAAGTACACACCCTATAACAGGGGCAAGTCGTCCAACTTGGGATTGTTCAGATAGAGCTTATTGGCAGGATAATCTAAATCCAGACAGAACAATAGATAGGGGGGATGTGCCATGGGTAGAAATTTGTAATCCAGATCCATCGGGATGTATTATTTGTGAGAATACAGACGAGTTAGATTGTGATAAAATACGTCTTGAAATATTTATGCTCCCTCCATGCCCAAGAATTGAAAGGGGTCCGCAAGGGGGGACGGTGTTAAATGGTTCTTATTATGTACACATAGCATATGTGGTAAATAGCCAACGAGTAACTGATTATTTTCCAATGTCAAATGTAGAACACATATTTGAGCATGACCAAACTAATGCATCTTTAGATATTACCGTAGACGATCTTGATACAAATAATTTCGATCAGTATGAAATAGTATTAGTACAGCATATTGCTAATAAGATGTCTGTAAAACAACTTGGTATTTATAGCACTAATCAAGATAAAGTTACAGTAGATTTAGTTGACCCAACTCTTGTAAGTGTAGATCCCGATTCTCTTATTATAACAAACCCAATCGCTGATAAATCAGAGGGTATATTTAATGTAGGAAAGTATTTATTCAGAACGGGGATTACTGGAAAATTTGACTTTAACTACCAGCCTTATGCCAATCAGATTAGAACGAAGTGGCAGCTTGTTGAGTATCCAGAGAATTATTATAAAGATGGAGGAAGTAATATAGGGTACATGAGAGATGAGGTATATGCTTTCTTTATAAGATTTAGATACCATACAGGAGATGTTACTCCTAGTTATCATATACCCGGTAGAGTTTCGCAACCTTATGAGATACCCATTGCTGCACCAGGCCCTGCTATTCAGATGAATGAAGATGAAGACTATCTTGTAGTTGAGAATAATAATATTGAAGAGCAACAAGGGCTTACTTCTAAAGTATTCGAGATGTTTAATACTGCAAACGGTACTGGAACATCTGTTGCTCAACCTGATGGGGGTATTCTTGTTGGGGAGGGAGAGATGGGTTTTTGGGAGTCGGATGAGTTTTATCCCGATCAAACTCCTGAGATATGGAATGCTACATATATTAATCCGAATACAGGACAGCCTGTAGGAGGGACAACGAATCAAGATTTTGACTTATGTGGGGATAGAATAAGGCATCATAGATTTCCCGAAAACACATTATATGCAGGCACAGGAGTTAATGCTCTTACCAATCATTATACGACTGTCTTAGGTGTGAATAAGATTAGAATAATGGCTGTTGCATTTGAAAATGTACAGCCTCCTGTAGATAATTATGATAATCCTATTCCTGGTATTATCGGTTATGAGATACTTCGCGGCAGTAGGGATGGCAATAGAACTGTTCTCTATAAGGGGCTTATAAATAACATGCGTCAGTTTCCGATTGATGATTCTATAAGTAGTCGTGTTGGGCTCTATCCTAATTATCCTTTTAATGGCATAACTCCTGATTTGTTTAATTCTTCTGAGGAAACTAGCTATGAGCCTTTGTCTGGTAATTCAAGTACAATAACTAATCAAAATAGATATCTAAATTATATACCATTAACGGGAGTTAGTCCAGATCAGTTTACATTCCATTCTCCAGACACAATGTTTAACAAACCTTTCTTGGGACAGAAGGAATTAAAATTTTCGGGCATTGCATTTGGGAAAGCTGAGGCTGGTTATTTAGAAGTAGATGGGCATCCAAAACATGTATTTGTTACTGACATTGCGTTTATAGTTGGTGTAATCATAGGCGTTGGATACGCTATAACAAAGTATTCAGGGATAGTTGAAAAGTCTTGGGGAAGACCTACTTTTTATCAGTATCCGCAAATTATAGGAGGTGGTAATACTTCTTCCTATGCATATGGTTATACAAGTCAAACTGCTAATACTAATTTTCCTCCACCAGGATCGCAAGTCAGTGTTCAAAATATTGATAATCAAATAGTATTAGGGGATGAAAATAGAAGTCAAGGTCTTGATGGTGTTGATGCTGTAATAGGATCAGAAACAGGAAATATACAAGAAGAGGCACTTTTTGACACAGCTCATGGTCAGAATAGCAACCAGGGATCTGGTATTACTACAGGTGGTGGAGAAGTAAGAAGAGTCGATAGAACACAAATCCCTGATATATTAAAAGCAATAGAAAGGATTCCTGCTTTTGTTGCCGATGTAACAGAGGCTGCGGATCTTACCATGGACATTATCAGTAAGGCCAGTAGTACAAGACAATTTGCATTACAGTATCAAGCTCATTGTGGATATGAAAACTTTGCACATCCTTATCTAGATTGTAGACGACGCATTATAGATGAAGCTATATACTTGGGAAGCGATATGCAGAATTTCAAGGATGATCGTCTTATTAATAATGTATTAAGACCTAATACTGTAGCCCTTGAAACCACTATAAATGCTCAAAATATAACAGGCGGTTTGACAGATACTACAATGTCAGGCATACGAATATCAGATTTAGGAAACACAAATTATCTTAATAAGTTTGTAAAGAATGCATCAAGTCATTATGTTGCATTTAAAAGTAGATTAAGAAGTCAATATGGTCAGGTGTATAGCGTACAACAGATACCGGCAAGTAATTGTGTTATTCCTATTGAGGAAGTAAATACACCTATAATTTTTGGAGGTGATATCTATATTGGCAGATACCAGGAGAAAAATACCTTTTATCATTTCTATCAATGGCTTTTAGGGCAGAAGGATCGTGCTGAGTTTAATTATCATTTATATGATGCCCTGCAGCATACGGCATTTTGGATGGATACAGAACCTTTTGATACAACAGAATTTATCAATAGTGTTATAAACTCAATTAGTGGTATGTTTACTGGAGGAGGTATGGCGGCATTTTTCCAAAATTTAGTTACTCCTTCAGATAAAGCATGCTTTGATAAACTTTATGATTATGGTAATCCAGCAGGAGGATTTTTTACCACAAAAGAATCCTTTATTTATTTATTCCACTCAAGCGTAAGAGATTTCTTTGTTGAGTCGGAATTAAATATTGATATGCGTGATTGGGAGGATGATAATGAGAAAAAGCATTGGGCAGCATTGCAGGATTTAAGAGCAATGTTTCATCCTAAAAACATTAGGGCTGGTAACTATTACAGTTTAGATAGGAGCTTATCGGTTTATACTCTTCCATTTAGCAAAGTTAGTTGGGGGCAGATGCAAGATCGTGAGTACAATCCTCAAAAGGCTGAAACATGCTATACGTATTATCCAAGAAGGTTACAGTACTCACTTCCACAGCAAACATTGTTGAAGCGAGATAATTGGAGTGCATTCTTAGGTAATAATTTCAAAGACTTTGCAAGTAATGTTACTACAATCAAGGCTGTAAGCTCTACAGGAATTATGATTCTATTTCAGAATCAAGCGCCTGGAATGTATCCAGGAACTGATGAGCTACAACTTAAAAGCGGCACAACCATAACAGTTGGTGATGGAGGTTTGTTTGCTAGAGAAATGCAACGTATATCAAATACTGATAAAGAATTAGAATATGGTTCATGTCAAAGTAGGAGGGGTGCTGTAAATACACCTCATGGTTTATTCTATATAAGTCAGGAACAAGGGAAGGTTTTTAAAGTTGGTAAAGCTCTACAGGAGCTAACAGTAAAGCACAACAAGTATTGGTTTAATCAGTACCTGCCTTATCAGATACTAATTAATTTTCCCGATTACGATTTATTAGATAATCCTGTCTCCGGTGTCGGATGTCAAACGATATATGATAACGAGTGGGGCTTTATTTACTTTTGTAAACGAGACTTTAGGGCAAAACCCGAATGGTTAAACAAGATGGTTTACAAGGGGAATGGTATTTTTGTAGTCGATCAGATTACAAATGTGCAAATAGGAAATCCTTTATACTTCGATGATGCTTCATGGACTGTTAGTTTTGATGCAGATACTGGTGAATATATCTCACATCACGATTGGCATCCAAATCTACACATGTCAGGAAAGAATACATTCCTTACTATAAAGGATGATGGTATATGGAGGCATAATGATCGATGCGATAGTTATTGTAATTTCTATGGGGAAGACTATCCGTTTGAGGTGGGCTTTCAGGTAGATACTACACCAACGGTTGTTACATTGCGTAATGTTGAATACTTAATGCAGGCTTATGAGTTTTCAGAAAACTGTAGGGATAGGTTTCATGTATTAGATTTCAATTTTGATGAAGCAATAATATATAACTCGGAACAGGTTTCTGGATTGTTAAAGTTAAATCTTGAGCCAAAGAATAATGTATCAAGCTTAGTGGAATATCCTATAGTAGGATTAAATAATATTGATATTCTTTACTCAAAGGAGGAGCAGAAATATAGATTCAACCAATTTTGGGATGTTACTAAAGATCGGGGTGAATATAGCATTGCAAATAATACTATTTGGTATACAAAACCTAATGGTTATGTTACTGACTTAAATCCTAATAACTTAAATTATGTCAAGCATGAGTTTCAACGTAAAAAGTTTAGGCATAATAACACAAGGTTATTATTAAGAAGGACTGTATCCGGAAATAAAAAAATGATGTTATTGCTTTCTAATACGAAAGTTCAAATAAGCCCAAGATAATGAGTTTGAACAGAAAAGTATTCGCGCCATTATGCAAGTATCCTAACGGAGGAGAATGGAAACAAAACGCAGATGGTATTTGGACTCAAGATGTGGATAAATATCCTCATGGGGGCAAGAAGCATGGTAAAGGTAAAAGACGTAGAGATAGAAAACTTAAAAAGTCATTCATCAACAAGTATGATGAGACCGATTTAAAGAAAACAACACCTAGGTCTACCACATTTGATGAGTTAAACAAGAACGATCCTAGACGTAAAGCTTATGAAGAACAATTAAAAGAGTATACTAACGAAAATGATAATTACCTTGATGCTAAAGAAAGGGAAGATTACATTTTACGCCCAGAAAATTTCCCCTACCTGAGCACCGAAATCAACAAAAAATCTTACAGTATCCCTAGATTTAATAGATATGTATCTTCTTTTGAGGAGAGTCAAGGTCTTGGTGATCAAGTCGAACAATATTTTAGAGATAGAGGTGTGAGTATGCATGGCTTGAGGAATTTTCCTGTAACTCGAAAAGACTATAAGTTTAGCTTAGAAAGGCCTGATGAATCATGGAATAAGTATGTTCCTATTAAGTATCTTGAATCAGGTAAGATATATGATGATTTCTTCTCCAGATGGTATAGTCAAGATTATAATCGAGGTAAATGGAAGAAACCTTGGACATCTCTTATCGAGGACGAATTAGATTACGATTACATAAAATCTGTATACCCAAACATTACAGATGAGGACATAAAGAATAGTGTTGAGATGAGCAGAAATAACCCTACATACATAACAAATAACTATAATAGCAAATGGGGTTGGTATGAAGATTTGGACAATGAAGACTTCTCTCCGCTTGGACCTGGCGGAACTAATCCTGATACATATATCCCCAGAAAGGAAGACTACACAGGATCGGGTGAGTTTGATGATAAGCGTTATACTCAAGGATATAAGCCTGATACATATAGAACTGAATTTGCGGGAGTTACGGATGTTTATCCTATATATGCCAAACCTACAGCTCCAGATAATAGTGTTATAGTCCAGGATGATCTTTACAGTAAGGCTAAGTTTTGGGATGCTAAAACTAACTCTTGGATCGAAGCTGTAGTTCCTGCTGATTATCCAGGAGTTAAAAACACGAAAGAAAGAGAAGCTTGGGCTAAACAAAATAAAACATTCCCTCCTCCTCAAAAATTTGAACCCTTTTCTCAAGGAGGAGAATGGAAACAAAACGCAGATGGTATTTGGACACTCACATAATCCTAAACATTTTTTAGTTAATAAAGTTCGATAAAATTCAGTATCTTATATATAAGAGAGTAGATATGAAAAGAAAGTTAAAAAAAGCACAGGAAGGAATGGAGGCACCTCAAGGGCAGCCTCAAGGTGGAGAGGATCAATTAGCTCAAGTTATGCAAGCTGCACAGCAGATGGCAGAAGAAGGTGCCGATCCTATGCAAATTGCACAAACTTTACTACAGCAAGGACTCCCTCCAGAGATAGTGGCTCAAGTTCTTACACAGCTAGGTATACCTGAAGAACAGGTAATGCAAGTTATGGAACAAGTTATGCAGGGCGCACAACAAGAAGGAGGGCCTCCCCCACAAGAAGGGGGTGTTCCCGAAGGACATCATCAGATGCCGGATGGAAGTGTTATGGCTGATTCTGAAATGGCTAATGGAGGCCAAGCTCCAGAGGGTCAACCTCAAGGTGGTGGTGATCCAATGCAACAAGTAATGCAGATGGCTCAACAAATGGCTGAAGAGGGAGCAGACCCTATGCAGATAGCTCAAGCTTTAATGGAGCAAGGTGTTCCCCCTGAAGCAGTAGCCCAAGTTTTAGTTCAATTAGGCATGCCCGAAGAACAAGTTCAACAGGTTATGCAACAAATTATGCAAGGTGGTCAAGGGCAGGAAGGTGCTCCCCCTCAACAAGGAGGCCAGCCCCCCATGATGGCACAAGGCGGTGAGTCTCAAACAATAAGCGGTGAGTCTCAAGAGGAACAGCTAAAGCAATTAATTATAGCATTTTCTCAAATATCTGGAGTAAAGCCCGAAGAGATTATGGATGCTCTTAAAAAGGCAAAGCCTGAAGAGCAGAAAACGATGGTTCAAGAAATGGCAACTGCTGTTCAGAATGAGCAAGATAATTTAGGTACAGATGGACATCCCGAAGGTTTGCAAATGGCTATGCTTGGTGGAATGAAGAAGGACTTCAATAAGATAAAGAGGGAGAGAATTAAGGCATATGAGGCAGGAGGAAAAACAGACGAAAGCTCTTTGGATAAGTCTAGTACTGTGGGATATGCTAATGGATTAAGCGATGCTATTACAAAATACATGCACGCTAACTATGTTAAAAATAATCTTACAAATAGTTACGGCCAATCAGAAGGTATGTTTGAACCTAAAGCATATGCTGATGGGGGCGAAGAGGATGAAAAGAAAAAGAAAGGAAAAGGAAGACTTAAAGGTGCTAGTATTTCAAGACCTTTGGTAAAAAAACCAAAGACCTCATCCTATTTAAAGAATAAACTTTTAAATAGAGAAGACCCTTATTTAGATTCAGATTATACAGCTGTATCTGAATCAACAAGTATTACACCGCCATTATTAGAAGCAGACCCTATACATTCTGGCATGGCTGAACAATATTCAAAAGCCGCAATAGCACGTAATCAGATTGCTAGTGGTAAGTGGCAAGATCCTGGAGGCCTAACAAAGGAAGGTACTATTATAGGTGATGCGGATTTGGCTAAGTATTACGATACTCAATCTCATTTTGATGCAAATCGAGGAAGTGTAAAAACTGCACCAGAAAGAGATGGTTGGGAAAGATTTACAGATATTATTACTAACCCAATGGCTGCTGCTAAATATTCAATTTCAGGTGGGGGGATAGGGAATATGCCCTCTAATTACAATGCGATGCTTCATGCAGGACATACACCATTTGGATCAGAGTATAATCCACTTACTTTTGCTAATGAAATGAGCAACCCTTTAAAATGGGCTAGTAACGCTGATTTAGCAACAAAAGATGGGGACTATCTTACAGCAGGATTAAATCTTATTCCTTTTTTAGGAAATATAGGGAGGGGGGCTAAAACTTTCAATCAGGCTTTGAAAGGTTTAAAACCTAGGAGTCTACCCAATCCATTTTCAGGAAACCCTCTCAAGGGTTTTAGTCCTAAAGAACAAAAAACAATTGCAAAGTTTTTAGAGAATCCGGGAGAACTTGATGCTAGGAGTATTGACTATGCCCTTAAATCAGGGAAGGTTAAGCAATCTACTATTGATAAGTTTTTAGCTGCAGGAGACGATGCAGTTAAGTCACCAAAGGTTAAGCAATCTGTTGTTGATGATTTTTTAGCTGGTGGAGATGATGCGGCTAAGTCACCAAAGGTTGATCAATCTGTTATTGATAAGTTTTTAGCTAAACAAATGAAACGACAAGCTCTTGTTGATGATTTTTTAGTTGCAGAAAGTAAAGGTGTTTCAGAAGGTGTTTCATTTTCTGGACCAATGAGTGCCCATGTCGATGATGTTCCTGAAGTATTAGAAGGCCTAAAATTAAGGGGTCAAATGTGGGATAAAACGGGAGCCTCTGGAAAACAATTGTTGCATAAAGATTTAATTGAGTATCATGGCACATATAAAGGAAGGCCGATTGTAGAAGTAAAAATGCCTGATGGTTCTTCCGAGATGTTTTATAAATCAACAAATTGGGCAAAGAAAGGTACGGGAGGTAAATGGCAAGTTTATGGAGGTCATTCTAGTACCCATAATAATAAAAATTGGTTTATAAAGGATGAAGGCTTTAAAGAATTTTATGGAAGTAAAACCTTTAAAGAAATGGCAGAAAATTTAGATGATGCCTTAAGTAGCAAGTATGGTACAAGCAAAAAAGAGCTTGATAAGCTGCTTAATTTTAAAAATGTTCAAAGCAAGGCAGATACATATACTCCTTCTGAAATATCAAGACTTGAAAGAGACTTAAGGAACGATCCGAATATAGTTAAAAAGGATGTTGGTTTTGTGGATGATACTAGATATAGTCCAGAAGAAAAAGAAGCAATTGCTAAATTTTTACAACCCAACCCTAGCCATCGCATAGTCTCTCCCGGAAAAAAAGTTTATGGAGGAGAGATTGATTCATATGCTGATGGTGGTGAGTATGACTTACCTATGGCTTATGAGGGGCAGGAATATAAGCACTATGATCCAAATCGCGGCCATTGGAGCCCAGAAGATCGATACGGTGCTAGACTTAGTAGAGGAGAAGTATCTCCAGAGGAACAAGCCGAATATGAAGATTACATGAGAAGGAATCGTAATCTTGGTTCTTGGGATCCAAATGATGTATATGATATACGAAATCAACAAGGGTATAATAATAATAGAGATCAATACTATAGAGGATGGAATGCACATGGTAGCCCTAGGTCAGGTGGATATTATAATCAACGGTGGGGAATGCAACCAGCTGCCAATATGCTTGGGGCTTTCAGTAGAAATTCTAGGAATAGCTTTAAAGGGATTGGGGATTTCTCAGACAAAACGTTTGAAGAATTCAGAAGTGCAATAGGAAAGACTCATGAAATTGTTTCTGAAGATCCTTTATGGAAGCAGAAACGATTCGGAAGACGTAAAGGTCAAGACAAGGTTAACATCTTTGGAAACAAAAAGCAAATAGGAACTCGTTATAATACGCGTCTTATACAACGACCAGGGGATACTCAAGACCCAAATAAACCACAGGATCCTTCAAATGCTCCTGAACAACAAATGGAAAGAATTCCAATGTTTGATGGATATCTTGACGTTCCCGTTAATAATCCTAATGTCGCGACTAATAGTTCTCAAGAACAAATGGTAATCGCTACAACACCAAGAGGGAAAGAGCAAATGACGGCAAGTGAAGCAGAAGCTAAAGAGTATCCACATACAAATGTTGAAGAGGTATCTAATGTTCAAGAGCAACAACAGCAACAACAACAGCCTGAATCTAGACAGCGGCGATATCTTGGTAGGCGTGGAGATGAGAGAAGGGCAAGAAATGCCGAAAACCCAATGCGTCAGGGAGCAAATCAAGCTCCTTCAAGTGATACTAGACGTAAGATTCCAATTGGTGATGGGTTTGTTTGGGCTGATGAAAATAATCAATCTCAATTACAACCAGGAGAAGAATATCCAAGTGGTCAATATGTTGATCCTGCGATTCGACAACCCCCATCAAAGCCGGGAGCAAGCACCATGAATCCAAAGCGAACCAATCCAAATTCAGAAGAAGCTTTACAAAAAGCTTTATTGGAAACTAATACAACAATGCAGGATTATTTAAACAACCCGGCTTTAGCAGATGCCGTAGATGATTATATTAATCAAGAAGCATCGCCAGAGGGAGGATATAGCCCTTACGATTACCCTAATTGGGAGCCTAATTTAGAAAAGAAATATTATGGCGGTCAAATATATGGAAGTCCTTTTAAATGGGATCCTAAACGCTTGAAGTTTAATAGTGGTGGTGAATTTTCAGACCAAGGTGGATGGGATTTTAATATGGATCAATTTACGCGAGAAGGATTAATACCTTTTGGGCATCAATTCAAAGGATTTTTAGATCAAATGAATGAATATCGAGATGCAAATAGTCCAGAAGCTGCTAAGCAAAGGGCTCTTGAAAATCTAACGCGCCACGAAAAGGATATGGATGAAGGATATCATGCTTATAATCTAAGAAAGGATATTCCTTATAAGAGAGGAGCGAACGTTCTTCCAGGAACGGGAGATATTGGCTCATTTAATCAAGGTCAATTTTATAATTATACAGGTCCAATGAATGATAATTGGGCTAAATACGGAGGATTAATTAAAGGTGCTACCGGAATGGAGAAAGGTTCTGAGCATACGATGACTAATAAACAAAGAAGGCTTTTAGAAAAAGCAGGATATAGTTTAACACAATTACACTAATGGGCGAAAAGAAGTTTCGTATAGAAAAAACTCCTGACGAACAGGAGGGAATGCACACCAATCAAGGCGTGCCTAGAGAGGAAGCTAATATAGAAGCGGAGAAGGGTGAAACAATGATTACTGCAGATGGTGTCAGCAATCAAAAGAAAATTGTTGCTATTGGTGGTAAAAAGCATAGTGAAGGGGGAACTCCTTTGGATGTTCCAGATGGTACTATTGTTTACTCAGATAAGCTTAAGATTAAAGACCCACTCATCCTAAAGTTTTTCAATGAAAGCGGAAAGAAGCCTAAGACCTTTGCTCAGGTATCAAAGAAATATGATATTACTAAATGGCAGGAGGAACTTGAAGATGAGAATAACGATAGGATAACTAATGATTCTCTTGAGAAAAATCTTGATGATGGCAACTTTAAGCTGAGTGCGTTGTTTGCTATACAAGAGTTTCATGAGAAGAAGGGTTCTCCTGATGAACATTCTAAACACTTTGAACCATTCATGGAAAGAATGGGGATTAATTATGACCAACTGTTTGGTACTACTGAACAGGGAGAGGCTGGTGATTCTCAACCATTGCTTGCGGAAAATGGTATTGAAGTAGGGTTTGACGAACTACCTGAAGCAACTATTGGAGGAGAGTATCATGTGCATCCTCACGATTGGGGGAAAACTAATCCTAGAAAACCAAAGGATGCCTATCTAAGAGAGGGGCTTATATCTCTTAATAAAACTCTTGAGCGTTTAGAGTTGGAAGCATTGCCCGAAAATAAGTTCAAAGATCGTAAGGCGATATATAGTAAGATTGTAGAAATGCAGGCTAAGGCATCCGAAATGCCTGACATCGTTGTTGATTACATGCTTAATTGGGAGGGCGTAAAAAAGTCGCATAGACCTAATACGGCACTTCAAAAGAAGATGAAGCAGCAGGGATTCACTCCGAAGAATGGTAAAGATTTCACGAACAAGGAGCTTCAGGATTATTATAAAAGCGGGGCTATAGACGATGATTATATCATTAAAGGATTTCAAGATGGACTTTATCACTATCGCGCACCATGGAGTCATATCACTGATATCAAGGATAAAGAAAAGTACGATTTATTACAGAGTGATATTAAGGAAAAAGGAATTGAAGCGAGTGATGGAAATTGGTATTTATGGAAAGGCGATGGAGAATATGAGGCATACCGTTTTAATCCAGATGGTTCTATTGAGAGAGTTCAACCAGACCCAAAGATATTAGATAAAGAATTCAATTGGGGCGATCTTGACCATATTGATGCTCAACCAAAGGAGCGCAACATGGACTATCGCTGGGATCATAAGCGAGCGTTACATCAGGCTATAAAGAATAAGTCAAATATTCCACGACTATCTCCCTTTACTCCGATTGAAGATACTACGTATGCGGATCAAATTTATTATAGCCCTGACCAAGCAATTGCTTCAATGCAATCAATGACAAGCGATGCGGGGACTAAGCAGGCTATGTTTGCTCCACAACAACAACAGGTATCTAATTTCCTTGCTGGTCAACAGTTTGAGTTGATGGGCAAGCTTGTTGGACAGTATGAAGATAAGAATGTAGCTGCTTACAATAGGGAGAACCTGACAAATACACAAATCGCAAACAGAGCTTCGGAAAGATTATCTAAAGCAATTGAAGGGCATCACGATAAAACTACAATTCTCCAGCAAGAATATGCTAATGCTAGAAAAATTGCTGATAATAATATTGTGGAGAATGAAATTGCAATGTGGGATGAGCGCAGAAATAGATTAAACCTAGAGTCTACTATCGGTGAGCAATATGCTACTGATCCAGACACAGGGGTTCATGGGTTTATTAGAGGGAAAGACACTCCTGCTGCTGGTACTCAGGAAAAAGAAATAGCCACAACATGGGCAGACCTTAGACGAAAACTTCCTGAAGCATCAGAAAAAGAGATTACAGATATGGCGTTGGCAATACATTCAGGTAAATACGAAGTTCGTAAAAGAGATACAAATCCTCCATATGCGGATAATTATAATACTGGTTTTAATAGTTAACTAAAATATAGTTAATACGAATTAGTATTTTTGATAAAAAGTTAATAGATGGCAACTTATATACAGAACGTACAAGATAAGGTAGCAACGGTTAGACCACCTCAAACTAATTGGCAGTTTGAGGCACAATTACTCTCTACTCGCCAGGCTAAATATGATGCTGGTCATAAGAAGCTTAGTGATATGTATGGTAAGATTCTTAATTCGGGACTTACCAGGGATATTAATATTGAGTCGCGTGAAGAATTTTTCAAGCTTATTGATAGCGATTTAAGAAAAGTTGCAGGATTAGATTTATCATTAGACTCTAATGTATCCCAAGCGCAGCATGTATTCAATCAGATTTACGAAAATGATTATTTAGTTAAGGATATGGTCTGGACTAAAAATTATCAAAGTGAAGTACAGCGTGCCGAAGGTTTTAAGAATTGTCAGGATTATGAAAAATGTGGTGGTCAATATTGGGACGAAGGCATGAAGTATATGAACTACAAGCGAGAAGAGTTTAAGAATTCTTCTAATGATGAATCCATGGGTATGGGCAACGTTAGGTTCATACCATATAATAACATGATGGATAAGGCTATTGAATATGCAGAAGAAGCAGGCCTTAAGGTTACCTTAGACAAGCCGAGCGGAAAGTATATATACCGTACTGTAAATGGCGAAAATGTTATCTCCCCTCTTACTGAAATGTTTGGTGCTCTTTTTAGAGACAACCCTCAGTATTATGATATGTATAAGGTTCAGGCTTATAACAAAAGAAAGGATTGGACGCACCAGGCGGTACAGTCCGGAGAGTTTAATACTCTTGAGGATGCGGCTCTTGGTTATATTGAACAACAAGGAGAAGGGATAATTGCCAATGCTGAAGAAATTGCAAATGGTGTTGACTTAGATGTAAGTTCTATAGAGGGGAAGCTTAAGGCTCTTAAAAAGGATTTTGACAACGGAGTATATACTGATAAGGATACAGAAAAAGTTAAAGAGGCAAATGATCTTAATGAATTACTTGGGCAAGCAATGATGGCAAAGCAGGCTACCGATAGGATTAAGAGTGCTCAAAAGAACAAGTATAACCAAAGGAACATGAATGCCATAGCTAGTATGATAGATGAATCTCTTGCTATGGATTATCTTAATAGTGATTTACTAAAGGCATCAAAAACTCTAGCTCATCGTGACATGGAGATAACTATGACAGCAGATGATTTTGCTCTTGAGAATCTTAAGGCTGCGCATAGAATGGCTCAAATAAGACAACAAGGAGAAAATGCAATGGCTGTTGCAAGATATAAGGCTTTATATGGAGATGGCAGCACTGTTGATACGGATATTTCTGAGAAAGGTACTCAATTGGATGTAGCATCGAAAGCTTTGTTAAATTATGACGTGGAGGATGCGGTGAAGAAAGCAATGGGTCAGGGTGAGTCGAATTATGTGCAAAATGCGAGTTTGGAGGAAATAGTAGCCTGGTTAAATGACCCAGCGCAGCAGGGGGATAAAGTTAAAGTTAGAAAAGCGATGGAGGATGCTGTTGCAGAAAAGCATAGATTACAATCTCAAGTAAACTTAGAGGCAATACAACTTCTGGAAGCATTGGGAGCTGAATCTACGGATGAAGTAAATAGAAACATTCATTGGGAAAATATAACTACTGACGTATACAACGATCTTGTTGTTCAATTAGGAAAGAAAAATATGGATATGAGTGATTTGAGTAAACCAAAAGGGGCTGTAATTTCAAAAGAAAAATATTATGCAGTAATGCAGCTTGGTGATAAGACAGATGCTACGTATTACAAAGATGGTAATAATACTTGGCATAAAGGTCCCGAATTTGGAGAGGTGGGGCCTAGTGGATATAAACGAGTTACTGATGCTAATTTTATAGACGTACTAAATACGCAGGCAGTAATTATTAAATAAGAAACAATGAAGGGGGATGATGATAAAAGCGGTGTTACCACAACTAAACCAATTACCAAGACTGTTAAATCTAGTGATAAGGATGCGAGTGGAGGGATAGGTGTGGGATTAGGTTTGCGTGCCGGAACATCGGCAGTATCTAAGATTAAGGCGGCTATTGAAGAAGAACCCCCCACAACTAATTGGAGTGATCCACAATGGGGGTTTGATAAAATGGGAACTATCTCCGTAGAAGATATAGATACGAAGAAAGTATCACAAATGCCGAGAGAGGATTTTTTAAAGTTTGGGGATGATGATATGAATGATATGTTCATGAACTCTCTTAATGGTCAATACAAAGTTGCTTTAAGTCATATAAAGGCAGATGAGGATGATCCCGCAACCCTAAAGGGTTCATCTAAGGCTCTAGGACTAACTTCTTGGCAGCTGGCTAAACTTTCCAAGAGTGCCTCAAGTGATGAGGACTTTGCTAAGATAGATGAGCTAAGAAAACAATTTCTTGAGCAATCTCGTGCTTTTCAGGACGTGGTGCGTGTAAAAGGTGGGGATTTTGATATTGGATTTGTGCCCTCAGATAGCGGCCCTAGCAGTTGGAAGCTAATGGATTCAGAAAAAATTCCAGAGATATCACAACAAATGATAATTGAGAGTACGTTGCATGGGGCAGATAAGGATAAATATTCTACTGATATAGTATCAGAAGATTACACATCATTGTGGGGCATGGCCTGGAAGTCATCACTTACAGCGAGTTTTCCATTCGCAGTAGAGAAAATTTGGGAAGGAGGAATACCTACGCATACTGAAGATATTACAGATCCAAAACGTACTTTCAATAAAATTAAAACTACAAAAGGAGAGATGAAGGAGCAGCTTAATAAAAATGCTATGACTCCTATAATTAATAGTTGGTTAGACTTTGGATTTGGTAATTATACAAAATCTGATTTTGGAGGTGGAGCTACAAGTAGTTTTAATAATAAAGAACTTATTAAAAATTTAAGTATTGCCGGGTTGGAACATATTCAAAAATGGGGGATGAATGATCCTTCAACTAGTACGGCAGCTAAATCAAAGGCAGCTGAATTATTAGAGGGACTTAATAAGCTTCCTGCTAATAATGAAAGTAGGCAAAAGTTTATATATGAGAATAGGCGGGATATAAAAAAACTTATTGGAGGAATGGGTTATTATGGAAAGAAAAATCTTATGAACAAGTACTCCGATGATTTTAATTCTGACTATTATTCCACCACAAATGGAGAAAATGAAAAGATTGCATGGGATAATATATATAAAAATTTACTCAAAGACCAGGATCAATCGGATGAAGTATTTGATAGATTAAAAGAGAAGGCTGTAGCAGAATTCTTACTTAAAACAAAATCAGGATATAGTGTCCCAAAACAAATGATAAGGCGTACTATGTTTGATGAGGCGGGAGGGTTGTTAGAGTTTAGTGATGTATTAGCAAAATTTCGCAAAGAAGGAAAGACACATCCAAGTACTAGAAGGGGGTATACTGGGACTATGTATGAAAGTAATTATCGTGAACCCACAAAAAGAATCCCTAGTGGTGGTTATGGTGGCGAAGGGCCTAGTTATCGTAGTCCAGGAGAAACGGTTGGTGGTAACATTGCGGCATATACCTGGGCTGATATGAAAGATGCTTATGATGAGATGAGAGATGAATATCAAATAGATTATAATGATCTCTCACCTCATGAAATATTTATAGAGTCTACGCGAACATTAGGTTTGGGGCGCAATAGGTCGACTCTTGTTGGACACAACAATGTTAAGTTGCATGAAGATGATAATGGCGGTAAGAGTAGTAATTTTAAGACAATTGCTAATTTGATAAAGGAAAGCGTTCAGGATGGGGGTACGGGTTACGTTGCTCTAGGAGAGTATAGTCAGAATATACAAGAAGCAGATCTTGAAAAAATATCTTCAGAAGATAAACAGAAGGCAGTTAAAAAGCTTTTCAATATGGATAATAGACTTGGTTTTGATGTTAGATTTGCTAGATTATCTTCTATACCCGGAAAATCGGCTTATGTTGTTACAACTAAAGGTAAAAAGCCAACTAGTTTTACTTTTTATGTTGATACAAAAGCTGCAGAAGCTGCTAAAGAACAATATGCGGTAGAAAGTTATGACACTCCTCAAGATTGGGCCTATAAACTTTCCGGAGGGTGGGATATTTCTGGATGGAATGGAAAATATAAGGCATCTAAAGACTATAAAATAATAGACAAGCATGGTGCTAAATATTTAATGATGAAAACTTTGAATGTTAAAGAACCCGCTATGGGCTATGAAGATTATGAATTATTTTTAGGTGCCAATGCTTTAGTTGATATTGAAAGAGCGATGGATATATCAAAGAGTATTTTAAAAGAATGGGATGATCTTAACGCAGATAAATTCACAGTAGAATAAGATGGCGAAAAAAGAAGAATCCACCACAGATATTATAACTCCGCATGATGTAGCGAATAGTATTACAAATCCTTATGATGTAGCAAATAGTATTCAGCATCGCCGTAATGTAGATAACATTACAGATCCAGACGATATACCAGATGATGTCATAACCCCACATCATGTAGCAAATAGTGTTATTGCTCAACAAGGAGATCGGGTATTTGGTATGGCTGGATTTGGTGCGGCTTATGATTTTGCTGGAAAAGATATTGATAGATATCTCACCTATGGTAGTGAGACCTATGGTAAGTTAGGCTATGACCCCTTTAGAGATAACTCTTCCTTTTATAATCAGAATACAAGCGCATCGGCTGATGTACAAAGGGCTTGGACGGGGTTGTGGAAATTAGCAGGTGTAGGCTGGAGAGATACATTTGGCTTTGGTGCATTTGGCAATGAGAACATTCATAAAGAATTTGCCGAAACAATGGATCTCTATGGATCTACTAGAAAGGGAACTGCTGGTTTTCTTGCCAACACAATGCTATCGTCTGGATATACTGTAGGTATCATGGGGGCTATTGCTTCTGAGGAACTTTTATTAGCTGGAGCTACAGCATTAACGGGAGGCGCGGGAGCACCATTAACCGTTGCCGAAGGCGTGGCTGTTGGAGCAAGAGGGATGAATTACTTACATAGAGCTCAAAAAATTGTCAAGGGGTTCGATAGGATGATTGATGCAATTAATTTCACTAAGAATATTAAAAATGCCAGGCTTGCCTCCGGAGTTGGTTCTACAGGTAAATATTTTAGAGGCCTATTGCCTTTAAGTAACACCTTTGATCATGTAAGAAATGCTGATAAATTCAAAGACCTGAATGGATTAGCAAAGGTTTTAGAGGGTGCCGGAGCTCTTGCTAGAGATGGTCGTAAGTTTTATATGTCACATGCTGAATCCAGATTAGAGGCTAATCTTGCTAGGGATGAGTATAGAGAAGAAAAAATTAGAGAATGGAATGCAACCAATATTGGGAAAACAATGGATGATACCATGTTAGATGGTATAAATGCCGATGCTCAAGTTGCATATGACGCTACTTACTCTGGAAATTTTGGATTAATATATGCAACAAACGCTGTTACTTTTAATGGTATGTTTAAAAGCATGCGTTCTGTTAATAAGCTATTTGGAATGCATCGATCTTTACAGCTTACAGCTAAGAGGGTTGGGGGAAGGAGTGTGATTGAGGCAGTAGATCCAAAAAAAGTTGTTAGCAATTATCTAAAGAAAAAAATTAGCTCGCTAACTTGGGCAGGAACCGCTAAGAAAACTCTAGGTAATTCAATGGAGGGTTTTCAGGAGGTAGGACAGGATATTATTTCTGGTGCGGGTAAAAGATATGCTGGAGGAGGTTCTCATTTACAGGGAGCATATTGGGATGCGTTTTTTGATTCAATAGGGGATGCCTCATGGCATTCATTTGCTTCGGGTATGCTTATGGGTACCTTTGCATCTCCTTTTGGTGCATCAATTTCTGCTGTTAATAGTTTTACAAAGGGGGGTGGTTATAAAAGATTTACTGCAAATGAAGAATTCCATCAAGCGCGAGAAAGGAGTTATGAAACTGCTAAAGTAAAGGCTAAAGAGTTAACCAAATTCTTTAACGATAGTGGTAGCTGGAGTGATTTTGCAAATCATCCTTTATTCGCTCAATCTATAGCGCGAGAAAAAATGGCCACTTCTGCTGAGGAAGGAGATAGAAAGAGCCATGAGGATGAGAGGGCCGAAGCATTTCGATTAGGTTTGGAAACATTGATGGAGTCTGGCATGGAAGAGGAGCTCATCGATTTCCTAAAGGATACGCATAACTATACAGCTGAAGAATTAAATCAAGCTTTTGGTAGAACAGATATTACTACAGAAAACAAAGGAGAATTTCTAACAAAAGTTGATAAGTATGTAGGTCGTATAAAGTTATTTAAAGAAACATATGATCGTATAGAAAAGGATGTTATAGAACCAATAAATATTCAAGCATTAGAGGTAGATGATCCTGAGTTTATGGAGAAAAAGCTTTTATATAATGCTACTAAGGAACTTAAAAGAGAGTTGCTTTTTTCTGAAGACAGGATGCATGAATTGTCAGGTAGAATGGATGCTTTGTATTATTATGTTACGGATGAAAAATTTTCAACAACAGACCTTAATGATATTCTCTCTAGAGATGATATCCAGAAGCGCATAAAGTCATTAGAAACTGATATAGCTGCTTCAGAAGAATATCAAGTTGGTACATCCATTAAAAAAAAGGGGGAATTAGAAGCATTAAAAAAGTACGATGAGGCTTTAGAAAAGTATGAGAAGTTAACGGATAACTTAGAAGCTACCGAAGATGTTTTTGATGAAATGTTTAAAGCATTTAATGACTTTTATAATTTAACAACTGATACTCAATCCTCTAAAGCAGCGGAGATTGTTAATAAAGAGAAGTTTCAAGAAGTTTGGGATTATATGAATCTTCGTGGAGAATCAAAGGTATTACAAAGATTTATTAATACCATGAAAGATCCGGTATCTTCATTAACACATATAGATCGTATAAAAAAATCTCTTGAAGAGCATGAAGAAGAGAAGGAGCGTATCATTGAGAATTCCCTAAAGTTATTTTATGAAAAGAAAGCTTCAGATGATGCTATAAGTGACCTGCTAAAGGAGGGTATAATATTTAACTTAAGTCAAGTTGATGATTTAATTAAGAGAGGCATCATGCCTTCACAGTTCTTTGATATTAAAACCAAAAAGCAGCTTACAGGGGAGAGGCTAAGAGAGGCACAAAACATAGTATCGAGGCGTTATAAAAAACTTACAGGTAAAACCATTACAGCTCCTGGTAAAGGATGGAGGGGAAAGAAGAAAGGTAAGTCCGATAAAAGAAATGCCAATGAACTAATCAAAGATTATAGCAATGGGAAGAATAAGCGTACAACTCTTTCAACTTTCGTTAAGAAGCTATTGCGAAGCAAAAAATTAAACCAGACTGAGAGGGCAATATTATCTGAGATTATAGAGTTGGGAGGGGTTAACGACACGAGAGTTATTCTTACTGATTCTGGAGATGCCCCAATAGACATGAACGATAAAGGGGACATAGTAATAGATGTTCGCTTTAGTGCTGAAGACTATAAGGGAGGTGAGACAGCGTTTGAATATCTTGCAATTTCTGCGTTGCTACAAAACTACTTTAATCAAAAGATAGAGGCTAATCCAAGTCTCAAGTCTGATGTTGAAGACCTTATGGAAGATACTAAGCATGCTTTTCTTAAGCGCGATTCTAAAGAGTGGACTAAAGAAGAGCTTGACCAGCATCCTATTTTTAGTAGTGTAGCTGTATTTTTATCTGAGAGCTTAAACAACAAATCATTACAAGATGTAATGGCTCGCGTGGAAGATATTTCAGATGTTGAAGGTGGGAATCTGTGGAAGTCTCTTAAAAAAGAAGTTGAGGATATGCTCAGGGGAAATTTCGATGGCTCCGTATTGGATAGAGCATTAGACTTAGCATTCCTAACACTTACCGATGAGAATATAGATGAAGTTGTTTCTCAGGAAAAACCAATTGAACCTCCTGTAGAACCACAAGAGAGTCCTACAGAAGAAGTTGTTGAAGAACCAAAAGAAGAAGATCCAAAGGAAGTTAGCAAAGATGAAACTCCCCCAATTGTAGAGAACGAACTTGAGGTTATTAATAAGACTCTTCCCGTTCTAGAAGAAGAACTTGCAAAATTAAGGGCAGAACTTAAAAGTACGAAAGATGTATCTAGAATTTTATCTTGGAGACAGCGCAATCGCGTAAAGAAAAAGATTGAAGACGCAAAATTAAAAATTGCAGAACTTAATGAAAGACGGATTAAGATTGAAGAGGATATTGCAGTAGATGATTCTATACCTATTCAACCAGGCTCTGAAGTTCAGACAAAAGTTGATACAGATTCCAGTGGAAATATCATAATTGATAATGAGACTTCATTCTACCAACTTCCAGAAGAACTTCAACAAGTTTTTGCAGAATTCCATCTTCAAGAAATAGATCCCAATCATAAACAGAAGCCTAAAAAAGATGATGATGATAAGGCTATTAAGGCAAATAAAGATTTTGATTCAGAGCCCCCTGTATTAAGTCCTATGGCTAGAGTGGAAAGCTTAACTGAAGAAGATGTTAAAGCCATAGAAAGTAAGATGTCTACTGGGAAGTATATTAAAGCAATGAGTGAGTGGAATAAAAAAGCCCATGATCCTGTTAAAAAAGTAGATAATCCTTCACCACCTCCTTCGGCAGATGAAAACAAAGTGGCACCTCATGTAATAACTTCTGGTAATGCTATAGGTGCTTTGGATAATTGGGTAGTTGATGTTGAAGATGGAAACGATCCAAAAAGTTTGGCATACTTAAAAAAATATGTTGCTTTAGGCAAGGAGCTTGATGAAGCGGGTTCTGATTGGGAGTATGGAGAGTTACGTGCAGTTATTGATGGTCGTTTGGTTATTGATGTATTTGCAAATGGCAAAAGATTTCTAATGTACCGTTCTGTTGGAGAGGGCAATAAAAAATCAAAGGGTGAATGGGTTCCGCTTTTAGGCTTTGCTAAAAATGGATGGTTTATTGAGATGCATCATGAAGGAAAGGATCCGAAATTTAATAAATACGGAAGCGATACCTTTGATCGTATAAATCAAGAGCTTAAAGAAAGAGAGCGTGAGTTCTTTAATCCAGGTACAGAGTTTACAGCTAAAAATCTCAATGATTTTTTCCCAGGGTTTACGGAATTATTTTCAGAAAAAGTAGTTCAAAATAGATTAGATATACTAAATAGCATTACTATTGGCGATGATCCGTCGGTTCTTTTAGAAAGCATAGCAAAGGAATATCATAAAAAGAAAAAGGAATCAGAAAAGAAAGAAGATGCAGATGCTAAGAGTTCAAAAGATAGGTTTAACGCAAACTTAGAGCTGTTGAGTTCAGACGAAGAGTTAGTTTATGCAGGCAATGATGTAGAAGTTCCTGTAAGATTTAAGATACCGAAATCAAATTGGGAGTTATTCCTACAGCAATGGCCAACCTCTGCCTTAAAGCCAAAAGAAGAATTCATAAATGATGCATATGAGTTTTATAAGCAAATCAATAATCTTAATAAGTCCATAAAGAAAGATGGATTAAATATAGATACCGAAGACAAGGGAGCAATTAGGGACTTATTAGATGAAACATTTGATAAAAAAACAATGTCCACTGAGGTAGCGCGATCTATTAATGCGTCACTTAAAAAAAGCAAATCGCCTTTTAGAATTGAAAGATATAAAACAGCTACAGATAAAGTATCTTATAGAGTATTTAAAAAAGATCCAACAATTAAAGATAAGAAGACGGATTCTCAAACACTTACCGAGAAACTAGAAGAGCATTTTGGCCATCCAACTGGGGCCATTTCAAATAATCTTTCAATAGATTATATGGTATATAACTTTCTTAAAAATACTGACATACATCCGAATGCTGTGCCGGGCAAAAAGACGAGAAGTTATACTGCTAAAAATTCTAAACTTAAGTCCGTAGGAGATATTATTAATAGTATCTTTAATGATGAGCAATTGGAACAGATAACTGCCTTGGGTATCGACATTAAGAAAAGTGTAAGCACCATCCTAAAGGACTACGCAACTGTATCTAATTTAAAAGATCATTTAGTAACATCAATGGAGAAGGAGATTTTATCTTTTAATAAAATGGATTTCTATACTTCGCCCGAAGGATTGGGAGAAGTTGAAGGTAAAGCCCAGGATCGAGAGTTGTATGAGAAAACAAATATGTTTCTAATTGCTAATGGGGCATTTCATGGAGATGTTTCAACTCTTACAGAGGCAGAAATGAAGTTGTATAGGAAGATGAACGCGGTGGCAGAGGCAGAAGAAAGGGTTAAAGCAATAGATGATGTTGTTTATGAGAGCTCAAAAAAGGTGGTAGGCAGAACTGAAATATATAGGTATGCAAAATCACTTCGAAGTTATATCCAGGAATCAACATCATTAAAAGATTTGATAGCTATAACTTCTCTGATTAATGATCCTAATTTTAGTGATAAACAAAGAGCCATGCTAAGTAATGAAGTTCATATAGCAATTCAAAATCCAGACTTCCATTATAAGGCTGTTGAAACTAAAGACGGGATAATGAGAATTTTACCATCAAATGATATGCGAATAACCATGCAACGCTATAGCGATGGGGGTATCGTTTCCATGAACCCCCTATCGTTTATTGGAACCGCTCAATTAGTTCTTGAGGAAGGAACAGATTATGATCCATCGAAATTTGACTCAACTATTGCGGAAGAAGATGTTAATGAACTTGCTGAACCATTGAGTAAGATATTTGGGAATTTAGCAAAATCTACAAAAGATGTATCGGAAATGTCACCTGAAGAATTGAACGCGTCAATTATAGAAGAACTTAATAACTGTAAGAACTAATGAATGTTTGTATAACTTCTAGGTCAATTAATCTTTTTGGGACTTACTTCACAAATAATTTGGAGAATATAATTTCCAACGAGAAGACGTATGATGAAATTCAAAGAGAACTTTATCAGAAAGCCCTTAAGGATTTTAATCTATCTGAGACTAAGCTTGATAATCAAGAAACTCTTATTCAGCACTTCACAATTCTGCCTGAAATACTTACGCAGTATATCCTAAAGAACCCGGCAATTAATGAGAAGACTCTTGTTGGAGAGATAAACAAAAAAAGAACTGAGATATATAAGGCTTCTCAACAACCATCTAAAGAGGACTTTCAGAACATAATTACTGGTATAGTTAGCTCACTAGGAGTTGGCGGCATTACAGTAGCACCAATGGCTCCTCTTTCGTATAACGCAATATCTCGTTCTTTTGCTAAGACTATTAGCCAGGAGTCTGAGTGGGATGCAGATTTTCAATATTCCAAGAATGTACCAGACCAGGAAAAGGTATTTGAAATTGCTGTTCAGACTTCTGTAATTAATTCTAACAATAGCAAGGGGTATAGGTTTAAAATGATGACCATTGAACAAGCTAATCTTAACTCTGATATTAGTTATAAGTATCCAAAGGATGATTTGTCTCGCCCGGTGATGGTGTTAGTTGATAAGGATGGCAATATAGTTAAGTTCGATGAACAAGGAAACCCTGATGTTAATGGTAAGATTCCTGCTTTTCCTATAAGAGTAAGCAAGGCTGAGTATAAGGTAACTATTGAATCTAAAATTGATTCACTTGTGAATAGAAAAGAAGAACCATTAAGCCCGGAGGATGCATCAAAACTTGTTAATGCAGAGATAGATAATCATATCGCAATGTTGAATACTTCAAGAAAGCTTTTGGCTGAGAAAAATGTATTCTTTCATTTAAACATGAATGCTAGTAGCATCGGGTTTGTTGCAAGGGATCACAATACACAAACTCCTATAGGGAGTATTAGAAATATTAGTGAGACTGTGCTGACTATTGCATCTATAGGTAAATCCAATTTTCCAGTACTGAAAGTTCCTAGATCATCGGCACCTGCTAGAATACACAATAAACCTTTAGATCAGTTATCCGAAAAGGAACTTGATTATATTGCAGAGCTAATAGTAAATCCTGATTTAAAAATAGATGGTAATCCTTTGCCATTAATTGAAAGGAAAAGGCTTATTACTAATTTTATTCAGTTTAGAGCGAGTAGCAATATAAAACACGAGATACCTTTTACAATTAAAGATGATGGCATAAGAATTACATCAGTAGTCCTGGGTGATTCTAGGGCAATCGTGTTCAGGAATGGTTCTCCGGTTAATTTTGAGAATTTTAAAGAAACCTTTATTGAGTGGACGCAAAAGCTTGTACCATTTGATTATCATCAAGATCTTCCTAAAGATTATGAGCTTGTAAATGGATTAGAGAATGTAACCTTTCATAATCAAATATTTAGAGATGGGGATAGAATAATGATGGCTCGTAAACCAGAAATTAATTTTGGTTTATATCGTGGGGTAACATTAACAGATAAGGTTAGGGTTGTAGGTTCTATTAAGGATAATGAAATAACAATAGTCGAAAAAGATAGAGCAGCGTTTATTAGTGATAATGGTTATATTACACAAGTTCCCAATGATAAAGGAGAGATTAGAGGCCATGGTTCTTATTTATCATTTTCCTCTATAGAGGCATCTACGGAGATAGAAGAAAAAACCGACGAAGAAGCAAAAGATTTACTTTTTAGAACAATATCGGAGCATAACAAACGAGGAAAATCTACTAAAGAACAAGATGATGCTGCAGATAGATGGTGGAAATCAGAAGATAATCCTTTAAGAAAAGTTATACGCCTTCAAATTAAGGATAAGGTTCATGAAAAGGGACCAAAATATGTGGCTGATTATATAGCGGGATTAATTACACTATATTCTGGTTCGCAAAAAACAGATATATACCATGAATCATGGCATGGTCTTACTGATTCCATATTAACTAAAGAGGAAGTTGCTGAAATTTATAAAGAGGTTAGGGGTCTTGGTGGTCAATTTACAGTAACGGTTTTAGGAAAGGCTAAGACATTAAACTTTAAAGATGCTACAGATTTAGAAATAGAAGAGTATTTAGCAGAGGAATTTCGTAAATATGCTACTAATCGTAGTGCCTTTAATAAAAAGCCAAAATCTAAAGTTGCTAAGTTCTTTGCGAAGTTGTTGGCTCAATTAAAAAAATTCTTTGGTAAAACAACAGTAAACGAAGTTACTACTCTTAATAAGTTTGGCCCAAAAGTTAATGCCATCTTTAAAGATTTATACGAAGGAAATATTGATATATCTAAATTTGAGATTCCCAATGATCCGGAAACATATTACTCTAGCTTTGAGCTTGGGAAGGATGTAGATTTAAGTTTTGATGATGTTAATATAACCATGACATCAATGAAAGCATTGATGCATAGATTTGTAGTAACAGCATTAAATACAGGAGCTACTCCTGAGTCAAATCTAAAAGCGATTGAATTGCTTACCCAGTTATCATCTTTAGATGTAAGCGATCCTGAGTTTAATAAAAACTATAAAGAAGCAAATAAGTTACTTGATGGTCACCTGGGAAAGACTAGTATTAGGAATGGTCTTGGATATTTAAGAGTTGTGCAAGAGCCTTCTATTTTAGCAGCAGCTTTTAAGTACATGGAGAATGTATTTAAAACAAAGCGACAAATATACATGAACGGGATGAATGTTTTATCTATAGTGGAAGCTGAGAAGGTGGCATTATTGGATAAAATTTTAGATTCTTTTGGAGATACCGAAGCTTCGATTAATACTTTTAAAGATGACAATAATACAATAATTGGACTATTCCTAAACAACTATGCTGATTTTTACACTTTCAATGAGGAGGTTCAAAATATTGAGGAGCTTACGGATGATGAAACAGATGCTCGCTTAAGACATGTTTTTGATCGGACGGGAGCTGAATTTTCAATTACTGAGTCGGCAAATGATCTTACCCGACATTTATTGAGTGGGATTCCTTCATATAAAAGACAAGGAAGAAGTGATAAATATAAACCAAATCGCCTGGGTCTTCCGCAGCCACTCCCTTTTAAGACAATATTAGGGAAGCTTGTTAAAATAGTAGGAAATCGCGTAGATGCAGATGATATTTATAACGCACTTAAAGAAGCAGCAAAGTTTGACCATGAAATAAGACAGGTGCTAAAGGTAATGGGTGATTTGCAATCTGCGGATATTAAAACAGTTGAGCAAGTTCAGTGGGGAGCATTGTGGCAATCTATAGCTAAAGCAACAAATCGTCTTACTTATCATTCATTAGAAAAGATAGAAGATGAAGCGACTGAGAGTGTTCGATGGGAGTCAATTGTAGGTAAGCCAAAAGGGAATGCTGCAATCATTAAAGGACAATGGCGGGATAACTTTAGAAATCAATCTGAAATAAACGAATGGTCTATTTACGCAACAGATGAAGCAGATAATCGTCAATACCTAGAAACTTATGATTTAATGGGTGTAATAGAGAGCTTTGAAACTATGGTTCATGTTCCTATAAATGCATCTGGTGAGTTGTTTCACAAAGAAAAAGATGTAAATTATGATTACGAACCTTTTCATCGCAAACAATGGTTGGCAGATCCTTTTCCTTTATTAAAGATTATAGGAATTGAGTTACCTGAAACCATTGAGGTAAGAGATGCTCTTGAAAAAGGGTATGAGGAATTGGGAATTGGTAAGGGGGTTCTTCACTATATTATAGAATCCATTAAGTTACGAGGTGAGTTTGCTTCGGAGAAAGTTTCTCGTATATACGACCTTGAGAGTCTTTTTAAATCATTTGATTATATAGACCCCAATAATGAGAAGCGAACACAGCCAGATGTTAGTGGGTATTATGAACAAATCGTACAGTTAGCACAACATCTTTCTGATGAGTATGTAAATTTTACTGAATTCAATGCAAATAATGAACGCATGTCTGAAAAGACGAAGCATTCATCGATGACAATCCAGGCTGCTACCTTAAATAACGCAAAGAGTTATGATGAATTAATAGGCATTCCTGGTATGGAGGGATTTAATGTTGAAACTAATCCGGCTATAGCAGGTAATACTTGGTTTATTCAAATGTTTCAATTGGATATTGAAGGTGATAAAAGAGGGGAGCGTAATCCAGCTATTAATATTACACATGAAACTTTATCAGGCTCTAAGGTAAGGTATGGAAGAGAAGAAAAAGGAATAGAGGCTATTTCATCAGATGAGAATACCAAGTTTATATCTGATATGTATTTAACATTGGCGGCTCGTCAGGAGATACCACGATCTGAAGCAAAGGCTACATCTGCTACTGTATTTGCTCCGGTTAAAGTTAAAGGAGAAATTAATCCACGAAAAGGATTGGTTGTAAGTATGAATGAGATAAATCATATTTTTTCTGAAGAGTATGACGACCTTAAGAGTCCGATTAATTCATTAATACTATATAATCAATTTCAAGGACACCTGGAGGGGGAGTTAGTTCGTATAGCACGCATTAAGGCTATCAAGGCTCGTATTGAAAAGGGTGAGACCGTTAAGTTTGATAAGGGATTTTTAGAAAGAGGAGAGGATCTTCACATGTTTGATTTATTGTTAAGCGATGATGTACAAAAGAGACTTTTGGAAAGAAATATTGATACATCTTTTACATTAGATTCTACGCTTTCTTTTTCGGAAAAAAAGGAAATTGAAAAAGACTTAAAAAGATATTTTGAAAAACGATCTGAGGAGCTACTTAAGGAGAAGGGAGACGTTAAAATTGCAGAAAATAAGATTGAAGAGTATCGAAAAAATGATAAAGAAGAAGTAGCCACTACTAAGGAGAGGATGTTTAGGGCAATGATCATAAACAATTACATCAACAATGTTAACTATGTTACAATGTTTGTTGGAGATTTAGCCATTTATGAAGTTGCAGCTGGAAATTTCCACAAACGTAATGCGGGGGTTATCTCTACAGGAGACATGTTTCGGTTTGATCAAAGCTGGTATAACTATATAAACACTGAGAAAAATAATGTATTTGAAATGAATGGGTTTGCCAAAAAGCACATGAAGGCAATTGGCAAAACATTTAAGGAGACTACGTTTGATGGTCATTTAAATACAGGAATAATTAAAGAGTCTGAGCATGATTCTTATTTTAAAGACCAATACGAAAAACTGGGTGGTACTAAAAAAGAAAATTATGAAGGAATAGAGGAGGCTGATGCTCAAGGATGGATAACATTTGATACATATCGGATCCTATCGATGGCTTCTAATAATTGGACGACTACAGGTGAGGCTAGCCAGGAGTCTGTTTATCAAAAAATCCTTAAGGGAGAGACTCTTGAGCCGGCAGACTTAAAGGTTACGTTTCCTGTTAGGAAGTTTCAATACAATGGGAACATCTCAAATGAAGATAACAATAATTATGGTCTACAGATGAGGGGCTTTCATAAGTACTCATTAGCACCAATCATTCCTACTGCTTATGCAGGGACTAAATTAGAAAAGCTTCATGAAAAAATGATGGAAGATGGTGTTCATTATGTTACCATGGAGACAGGCTCTAAACTTTCCACTATTGTAACTATAAAAGGAAAAAATTCAGATGGTAGTATAAATAAAAATGCGATAGAAGATGCTAAGGCTGATGATGTTTACAACAAAGAAAGAGAAATAACAGATGCTCCCTTTACTATAAATAAAATTCATGTTAGGTGGCTTAGGGATCAGATTAGAACTCAGAGTGGATATAAGGGCTACACTACACTGCCAACACAATGGAGAAAATTAGTTCTATTGGGCATTATGGAGGGTGGTGTGCCGACTGATTTTAATGGTACTGCAAAGCAATGGAAAGTTATAGAGGAAAATTGGGATAGTTTATCTGAAAAAGAACAAGAGAATAAATCTCCAAATTACAAGTGGTTAACCAACTATGAGGATATTCTTCATCGGATGGAAGTAAAACTTAAAGAAGATTTACTTTTTGATATAGGAATGGAAGAAGAAATTACCTGGGTTGAAGGTAAAGAGAAAAAAACTTATAAAGGGGATACAAAAAAGCTATTAATCTATATTCAATCACAATTAGAGAAAGAAGATTTACTTCCAGAAGAGGTTCAGTTTATATCAAAACAGGATGGTAGTGGAGAAATGATAGATGATTTATCTATTTCTTTGGTTGCTGAAAAAATAGAGAAGATTCTTACAGTAATGGTTGACAAGAAGCTTCGGGGAATAGAGGTTAATGGTGAGCCTTTGGTTCAGGTTACTGGAGCAATGCAGGAATCTTTTGAAGGGCCTACAGCAGAAGACATAGAAAAATTTGGAGATATATTAAGTGCCGGAGATCTTAAGAGTTACTACTTAAAAGATGCAGATGGGAACTTTATAAAAGACGAAAGAGAGGGAGCTTGGGCTGATTATAAGATATCTAAGATGGAGGTTAAGATTGGCCTTCAAGGTAAATTCAAGCATCTATTAAAATTAAAGCATCCCGATGGTCAAGATATTACTGTAAGAGTAAAGGATGCTAAGTCAGGCAAGGACATTATAGATAGTCAGGCTTCTTTAGCTCGATTAAATAGTGCTTTGCGTGACAAGGAATGGTTCGCTAAGTATGAAGATATGCTTACTATTGCAGGGCCACGTATACCTACAGCAGAAGAAAACACACTAGAGGCAATGGTAGTTAAGCAGTTCTTACCAGAGTCCGTTGGTCCTATCGTTGTTGTCCCTTCAGAGATAGTCGCAAAAACAGGTTCAGATTTTGATTTTGATAAGCTGTTTACAATGTTTCCAAATATAGTTTCAATAAATGGAAGTGTTGAAATGCAGGTACACAAAAAGGTTTCTGAAAGTTTTGAGAAGTTAGGGAAAAGTATTGATGGATACTCTACTAAAATAAATGATGTTTATGATCAGATAAAGGATGCTAAAACAAGAAGAATAAATGAGCTAAAGAAGGTTAATGAAAGTATTAAAGATATTGAGGGGATTATAAGAGCTAAATTCCCGCAGTATGCTATTCAAATGGAGAAGCTTGAGATGCAAATGGTGGAGACTTTGCAATATGCAAGTGATGTTTATAATAGTGTAGGTAATTTTAAAAATTATACTCGTAAGCAACAAAGAAATGTGCATGCATATACATCATCGCGTATTTCTGAGATACAACAGGCTATTGATGAAGGTATTGCCGTATTTGATGAAAGACTTGATATAGCTCTAGCTGAAATAGTTTTTACTTCAGAGGAAACCGCAACAATTGAAAAGATTAAAGATAATTATAGAGCGGAGATTAATGGTTTATATGATAAAGCTGAAGATCTTAAAGTTAAAAAGGGAAGAGTATTAAGAAAGCTATTTAATAAAGGAATGGGAGGCTTAGAAAATGAGCTTTTAAAATCTTTCAAGGATAGAATTACTATGAGTAATAATTTTGAAGCTCTTATTCGTCCAAATAAAACCGATCTATTTACAGAAGGAAAGACTGAAGAGAAGGTAGAGGGTAAGACAAAAAAGAAAAAGCGTAAAACTAAAGCTCAAGAAGAAACTGATTTAAGAAGTTTAGCTGACCAGGCATATGCCCTTATAGAAAAAAGCTTTAATGAATTCAACCGATTAGATAAAGAAGCAGGAACAGATATAGCAAGGTCTACTGTCTTAGACTATAGAATGAATCTACAAAAACAACAAGATAATTCTATAGGAATAGATGCTCTGGGTATAGCCGCTATTGCTACGACATATTATGCTTTATTTACAAGATTTGGAGCAACACTTAATACTGCTACTGAAAAAGAAAAGCGAGAACACGCAAAGGCTATTGAGGTATTAGAAAATGATAAATCTACAAAGGCTCAAATAGATATTGCCAATAAGGTTATATTTGAGTTTACTGATTATACCATTAAGTTTAAGCACAATAAGGCGAATGGTGCAATATCACTCGCTATGGCTAAGAATATGGACGGGTTACCTATATCACAAGTTCTTGGGCAATTAGTTAATGGGTATGTAGATGTTGCAACTAACCCATGGATATTTAAAATTCAAGGAAATAAAGAGAATACTCCACAGCTTTTGCTTATGGTTATGGCCGGAATGAGTATTAAGGATATTGCATACTTTGTTTCGATGCCAATGATTGTTAAGTATAACAAAATAAAGGCAGAGCTTTCTGGTGTCTTTAGTAATCTTAGTGATGAGTTTGGAGTGAGTCCTATTGTGGAGAGGTCAAAAATATTAAGCAAGGCTCGGTATGCAATGTTTGATTGGTTTAAAGAGGGAGATGGTTTTAAAGATGAAAGAGAATGGAAGGCATCTGAATACAAGAAAGTTAGTGCATTATTAGATGGTAATTTAGACTTTAGTGTAATTAAAGACTTGTTGGATGAGGGGCTTAAAGCAGTAGATGGTAAAGGAGCTTTTTCTTTTGAACAGTTTAAGATATTTTCTCATTATCTTGAGATTGAAGATTTGGCATTAGACCTTCAGACATTTCAAGATTTAACAAAGTTTGACACTCAAAAAATAAGGAGTATTTCTGAAGCGACAAACCGCATAACAAGAACTACTAAGTTTAAAAGTAAGCAATCAGCTATTCCTAATCTATGGTTTGACGAAATAGAATTTTCTCCTGTTGGTATCTTTGATAATGATCAATTTATAATAGAGTTGTTTAGTAAATATTTTGCTTTACGTAACAATCCTATTGTTATCGAGAAGTCATTTGAAATAAACTCCCCGCCAGGCATTATCCCACAAGTCACTAGAAATAAGTTTAAGAATGATTTCACACTATTCTTATATCAGAACTCTTTATTTAATTCAGAAAGCTATGATGGGTATGCATTAGAAGAAGTTCAGGGGAGTTCAGATCCTTTGGTTATTAATGAGGTGGATAAAAAAATTACCTTTGGAAGTAAGTGGATGGATGAAGCGCAACAAAGAGTTAGTACTATTCTTTTTGGTGCGGATTATATATCTTCAGATTTATCCCAAATGTTTCCACCGGGAGGTAGAAATCAATTTGTTCGGTTCTCAATAGAGTTTGCAAAATTAGAGGAGGAAACTAAAGATATGAGCAATGAGGAGGTTCAAAAACATTTATACCAGTTTAATAGTTATTCTAGTGGGACATTTACTAGAGTTGCACTTTTATATAAAGCAGCATTATATCGGTCCGATGATCCTGTAGCAATGTTTGATTTCAGAATGGGCAGAGCATCAATATTAAGAAGGCTTATGCAAAAGCATCCTGAGTTGCGTGAAAATTTTAGTTTAATACAAGATTTGCGTTTTGATTATGCCATAGATCTTCGCAAAACTAATATATTCCTTTCCGATATTAAGGATGCAGATATGGCTAGAATTTATCGTGAAAATCTTATTGCACTTAAAGCTCATAGAATACCAGCTGTTGCTGATTTTTTTAATAAGTTTGGGAATATGGCTATAATGCAAACTGGTTTAAATACTGGTGCTAAATATGCGTTAACAAAAATCATCAACCAATATAAGCTTTGGAATGTTATTGAGGAAGGGATTAAAGCAGAGAGAGTAATTCGAGCATTGAAGGCGGCAGAGAAAGCTAAGGCAAGCGGAACTCCTTTAGAATCCATAGGGTATATAGACCTATTTACTGCAATATATGATGGGCTTCTTAGCAAGGAGAATGCTTCAAGGATAATGAGTAGGGGTATAAATTACATGAAAGATGATTTGGGTGTTACAATTGAGACTCATGTTGTTAAATCTCTGACGTATAATAATGTTCAGATTGTAAATAATTTTAATGAGTTGCCGTCTGATTCAATTCAGGTTTATGATCATCAATGGTTTAAAGGTAATAGCCTTGATTTGGATTTTATAGAAGAACTAAAAGGAGAGGAGATATATATTCTAGATAGAAAAATAGATGCTCCGGAGGGTGTTATTCAAGAAGAACTTGATCAAATGCTACTTACTGAATTTGGTATAGACAATAGAAAATCAGTTCCATATCTCGTTGATCTATCTCTTGGTCAAACACCAGATAATATATCTATAGCGACTATCGAGGGAGCAAGAGCAAAGGATACTTCTAGAGATGAAGCAATGGCTAATGCTTCTACAGTAGCTATTGGGAAAGATGTTGAGCTTTCGGGCATACCAAGAAGTACTACTTCTAAATATATAGGAATAATTGAAGCAGGGGATTATAAGGAGCGATTAGCTCATAGTAAAACTAAATTTAGCTCAGAGGATGTTGTTTGGGTGTTTGGTAACAATACGTTTAGAGCTAAAGAAGCCCATGATCTTAAGGAAGAGGGGTATCAAAAAGAAATTGAAGCAGTGTTTAAGACACACTATTTACCTAAAATTAAAAAAGCCATGAAAGCCGGGGCTCGTTTTAATATAGGTCTTAAAGATTCTGGAATTGAGCAATTAGCGTCTGACTTTCTTAAAGAAAAAGGCTGGGTAGCGATTCCTAGATATGCTCCAATTGGTAAGTACATGGAGTGGACAAATGACAAAGATCTTTCAGTAAATAATTTATTTGATCCTAATAAGGCTCCTGTTAAGTTGGATTATCTTGGCTTAGATTATTTGTTTAATGAGGCTCTTTCAAAAGAGATAAACAGTAGGTCAGCTGATGATCTTATAACGAATGAATCTATTATTGAGGTTGCTAATGATATGAAGCAAAAGGTAAAGGATAAATTCAAGAATCATGGTGACAAAAAATCTGACTTCTTTGATCGACTTGCAAATACTGATGGGCCTATAGAAATAGGTGTTAGTCCATATTCTACAATGTTAGAGAAGGTCTTAATGGAAGTTAGGACTGTTTATCGAAATACCGAAATTGCAAAACTTAAAAATCAAAAGAGTATTTCTGTAGGAAAGGACAAGTTTTCTGCTAAAATCATGGAAGTATGGAATAAGCTTGGGGGTAAGACTATTCGCGGAAAGGTTGTGATTGTAGAAGGAGTGGATGAAACAACAGGTCATTTAAGGATTTTTAAAAATACTAGGAATAAAAAAGTTGTTACTGCATTTAGGGTTAATAAGAAATTAGGTTTCTTAAAATCATTTCAACAGTATAACGCTATAGGAAATCCGATATCAGCGGATCCTAATAAACCAGGAAGAGGAGCTCAAGAATTTATAGGGTGGCTTCAAGGCACAATGCATACAACTATGGAGCAAGAGTATAGAACGGCTTTATTAGAGGCTTTTAAGAAAGGAAAGTTAAGAGGTTTACCAATTGAATATTATAAAAATATTGGTGGCCCATCTCACGCTACTGTATTGGATTATTTTATTAATGATGTAGCACCTTCCCAATCAACTAGTGTTAAGGGTGTAAATATATTTAGTGGTTCTAATGATCCATTGGGAGCAGCTCTTACTAATCCTACTCATTATAATCCTAGAGGAAAGTCTTCAAAATCTAAGGGTAAACTTATAGGAACTTATCTACAGCTAGATAAAGGTCTTAACTATGCTGGTAATCCACTAGGAAGGCCTTACTTAGACGTAGAAGAAGCTTATTTTGATTTAAGAGAAGAAGGCAAAGGAGGTACAACTTCGAGAAATCTTGAACTTATTACTAATCTTATAGAGGCTAAGCTACGTCAGTATCCTTTCTTAGTTGATAAAATAATAGAGCGGGGCGGTCTTGAATTCTTGGAAAAATCTATTCATACTTACGATGAAAAAGATGATGCTCAAGCTTATCAAAAAGGAGAAGGTACATGGTGGACTTCAGATAAAGGGAATCATTTTCTAAAAACATTAATAAATGCTTATAATAAAGTTGTAGCAGACCGACCGGAGGGTACAAATAATCCTAAAGATTTTACAGCTCATTCAGGTGGAGCTCTTGGCGCAGATAAAATATGGGATGATATAGCTAAGGAATTTGGTGCTATTAAATTCAATCATTATTATTTAGGTAAAGTTTCTAAAACAAATGCACCTTATGGTAATGTAGATATAACAAATACACAAATTGAAACGGATGGCAAGACAAAAGTAGCTAGTGCCGCTAAAGAAATGTGGGGTTATGCGTATAAAACTATGTCTGATTCAAGATTAATAAGAAATTGGGCACAAGTTGCTAATTCAGAAGCTGTATTTGCTGTTGCTCCGATTGGAAAAAAGGGGGATACTTGGAGTGAAGATGCATATAAACCAGAAGATAAGCAAAGAAAAATTAGCAAATCTGAGTCTGTTCAAGGCGGTACTGGGTATGCTGTAGAAATGGCTATACAAGCTGGAAAACCTGTATATGTGTATAATGATCCTAATAAAAAAGCCGATTCACATTTACCACAAGGATGGTATACTTGGGATGGTTCTAAATTTGTGTCAATTGATACACCTATTTTGACTAATAATTTTGCAGCTATTGGTAGTAGAGGCATGTCTGCTAATGCAGAAGAAGCTATTAGGGATGTATATAAAGCAACATTTAAAGGTAAGCTTACAACTAGTGAAGACAAACTGTCTGTAGAAGTTGGTAGGTATGTTAAAGACTCCAAAGGAATTACGTACATTGCTGTTAAGAAAAATACTAATGGAACATGGCAAGTTCTTAATTTAAAAGAAGAAGGTGCTAAGGCTAAAAAATCTTTTAGCGAGAAAAATTTAACTCCATTAAATTCTAAAGCTATTCAGGTTGCTTATAAAGGTGCTAAATATTTAGTAACTCCAAAGGAAAATATTATCTCTCTTACATCTAATAAAAAAATGAAGTGGGGAGCTACTGATGGAAATAGGAAGGATATTCTTGATCTATACAAGAAAAAGCTACCTAAGACCCCAGTAAGAGTTATATCTGATGCCTATGGGGTGAATGTTGCAGAGACAAACCCTTCCATAGAAAAGGAGAAGGAATTTATTAAGCTTATTCAGCCTCAAATTCTAGCTCAAGCAACTAAAGAGAATATAGGTGCGAGAGCCAATCTAATGTTTCAGTTTGGATTAAGATGGACACGTATTGAATTGGATGCTGATCCTAAGTTGGAAATTAATTCATATGATAAAAGATCAAGAGATGCTGAGGTTGCAGAAATGAAAAGAAAGGGTATTACTAAATCCACAGGATTCAAATATGCGTATCATGGTTTAGATCAAAAGGGAAATCCATTACCTGGTTTGTCTGTATTACAACCTATAATTGATGAAGTGGAGCAAGTTTTAGGAATCGATATGTCCAATTATGATGCTGTTATTGGTAATATTTATTTACCTGGTGATAAGATTTCTACACATAGAGATACTACAGAAAGTGAAACTGCAAGAAACTATGGGGTGGTTGTATATACCATTGGTGTAGGGAATGCTATTAATATTTATGAGGATATAGATAAAAATGGCAATCCTACTGGCCTGGCTTCTTGGGCTGAGACGGGTAGAAAAACTGAAATTCCCACAAAATCGGGAACTATTTATACTTTTGGAATGGATGGAAAAGGAAGATTTGAAATGGCTCATGATACACCTATGGCACCGACAAAAGGAAATAATTTGCCTCCTATTACTCTTCCTGACGGAAGGGTGGTTAAAGATTACACAATAACTCTTACTTTTAGGAGAGCATCTGATATAACTGAAGGAATGCCAAAGGCACCTTCGAGAACAATAGATATAACAGATCAACAAAAAGATAAGGGAACGGCTCTTACTCAAGAAGATATAGACAGTTTACCAGATGAAATATGTTAAATTATGGCTAACGATTGTAGTTTAGACGAGAGAGTAGAACAAAGTACATATAATGCAATTCAGGCATTTAAGGGGAAGTCTACATCCTTTCGTGAAATTAAGCCTGGTGTAATATTGATGCCGGTTAGTCATAAGTTTGATAAATCTAAATTATGGCATATTGCTAATAAGAATGCAGAAAGGGTTTCTAAAAAAATGGGAGCCATGTATGGGCCGAAGTTTGCTCAAGGATGGACTTCCATTAATAATACATTGGTTGATTCAATTGAGGTTACTATTTCTACTCCGAATATCCTAGTGCAAGCCTGGAGGGTTAAGTATGGCGATAAGGATCTTGAAGAAGTAAATGATGAGTTTGATGATTTCAAAAGAGACATTGCTTTTTTTAAAGGCGATACCGCATTGCTGGATCAAGAAAAACGAGATTATCAATCTGATGCTGACTACTATAAGAATGAATGGGAGATTGAGCAGAGTGTTCACCCTTCTAGAGCTATAGTTAGGAGTGGAGAATCTCAAAAAGCAGAAGAAAAACCCCACAGACCAGATGTTAAGCTATATAGGAAGCTTCTTGATTTTGATATTATTGTTAATTCGATAAGCATTCGTAATGGGACATTGATAGAGGAGTTAAATAAGTTGCGCAGTCCTATTGATGAAGTTCATAACAACACAATAGACTATTTAATAGAAAACATTGAGCGTGTTAGAGATATGAGCGGCATCCAAAAAGACCAACACAAAAAGTCTACCAGTCGAGAACTCTCAAAACAAGAAAAAGAATACGCAGCACTAAAGGAAGAAGACAAGACAGTCTCAGACCGTATAGAGAATGTAAGAGGTATCAGAGGGAGGCTTGATGAGTTACTCAAAACAATTGAGGGGAGTAATTTAGTATCAGAAGCTCAACGTTTAATAGTGGATGGTGTGAGAAAATTCGAAAAAGAGGCTTTTGCTAAGAATGATATCTCTAATCCAGACAACTATAAATCAACCGCAGAAAAGCAAGACACAGCTACAGAGTGGCCACACGATCCATCAAAAGATTTAAGCCAGGACATTAATGACAAGGATTTAAGTAGAATTAAACGCAAAAGAAAAGATTGTTAGTATGGGAATTTGCATTATAAATAAAGTAGACCAGGATAGATTTAAAAAGCTGTCTTCTGTTGTAGGAGAAAGGGAGGCTGAACGTGATTATTTTGAACAAGACGGAGTGGTTCGTCCACCAAGCGTTGTGTTGAAAAAAATCAATGATCGATTTATGGATGTAGATATTCCAAAAATCCTGGATACTGCTCAAGATGTTCCTAAAGTAACAGAGGAGGACATTATTAGGGATCTTGAAAAGATAATTATTCAAAGGAATACTAAGGAGAGTATGTCCGCAATGGAGGCTTTTTCAAATCAATTAGGGATTGATTATAGAATTGTATCTGCAAAAGAGTCTAAGGATTTAAGAAATAGTTCTATAGATGTTAAAGGATTTTATCAAGCAGGAACCGTTTATTTTACTGAAGGGGAGTTTACTCCGGAAACTATTTTCCATGAATTTTCCCATCCTATAATAAAGGCTCTCTCTAAAAGCAATCCAAAGCTGATGCAAAAATTATATACCGATCTCCTTAAAGAAGATTTTGGGAATATTATTGTTGAAGAACTTAAGAAGGATTCTTACTATGGGAAGGTTGAGGATCATAATCTTTTTATGGAAGAGGCTATTGTTAGAGCATTAACTCATATAAACGATAAGTCTTTAACTAAAAGTAAGAGCTGGTTTGATAAATTAATATACAATATCAGACAATTTTTACGTAAGAAATTTGGTAGGTCTGTTAATGTAGCAAAGCTATCCGGGGATACATCATTACATGATTTTGTTGATATGCTTAATCAGGGTGAGAATTTTAAGTTAAATGTAGAGCTTTTAAAGAAGGATGATGTTATCATGCTTCAAAAGGAGTTTACTAAGATGATGGATGCCCAGAATAAAGAGTCTCGTTCAAAGGCTCAAGATATTATGGATGATCTTAATACTGTTATTAAATCTCAGGTTGCCAACATGAGGGAGGGGACTATTTATGAGAGATTTGCAGAAGGTCTTGTTACTGAAGATAATACCGGTATTCTACAAAAAATGAGGCAAGCTGCTGAGAAATTTGCTTCAGATACTAATGACCGTAAAGCAATACCAAGGATGGATAGGCTTACCGACGAGTATGTTGCAGCACTTAATAATGGAGATGCGGCTTCTATTGTTTCAAAGCGAATCCAAATGTTTGTTAATACAATAACAGAAGTGGATACTGTAATGGATGCTTTTGGTGCTAAGATAGATTCTCTTCCTAAAACAAAACTTATAGATCCTGCTAGTATTGATACAATGTTTGGGATTGCTCAGTATGTAGACCAGTGGTATAACTATATCGATAACTTAATTGCTGAAGAAACAAAAGGGATTTTACCTGAAGGTAAAGGTAGCTTACGTGAATTTTTATCTGACTTAAAGAGTAAGATTTATGCTCTTAAGAAGAAGGTTGATGTTATGCGTATTGATGGTGTGGCTGATGTACTTTATTCTCAAATGATTGAAGCTCAGGGAAATGCCGATAAGATGTATTTAGATGAATTAGAAAGGTTAAAGGAGTCTAATTACGCTGAATACAATCAGATGCATAAAGAATATTATGGCTTAACTGTTGATGAGCTTAATCGTAAAGATGTACTTGAGCGTAAACAAAATAGGTTATCAAAAGTTGATGAGAAATTATCCACACCCGAAGAGAATGAGCTTATAGAACTTTCTAACATGGCCCTGGAGGCGTTTAAGCCTAACATAGAGGATTTTAAAAGAATACTCGTGGAAGGGGCCTTAGATCCTAGCTGGGTTAATGTATATTATGAAGGGTATAATAATTCTCAGGATAAAATAGTGGGTAGTTTTTTCTCATTTCTAGAGAATAAGTTAAATGAGGCCAATGCTAATATCAATAAGAATGAAGCGGAGTTTCTTGATGGTTTGAAAGAACACTTCAGAGCTACTGGTTGGAATTTTAAACGATGGGTAGGCCAGGGGAATTTAGGAAGAGCGTTAGGTCAAGTTACAGATTATGGAAGAGAGAATGATAAAGGAGAGGTAGAAAATTTTGAAGTTTGGGAATTTCAAAATGCTTTTAATGGCAAAAAGAGTCAAGATAGCCATCATTATACAGAAAAGTTGTTGAAACAAGAAGTTAACAACGCTAAGGAAGAATATAGGAGAAATCCGAAGGTAAAAAACCACAGAGAATATATCATTGCCAGAGGAAAGCTTGAAGATTTTAAGACAGACTTCATGAACCAAACTAATGTTTCTGAAGTATATGAGGTTAGGAAACTATTTAGAGATGATATTGGTATAAAAGCACGTATGGCTTTGGATAAGTTTTATGAAGAAGCTGATGAGTTAGCCGATGTTGCTCTTGATGCCCATATAAATGTCGAAAATGCTGAAGCTCTTCAGGAAAAATGGAGGGAGTATGAGTATTTATTTAGCTTAACGGATGAGTTAGGAAATAAAAAAACAGGAGAAGCCCTTGCTATAGCAGAGAGGCTGCGTGAGTTTCGTGAAAAACAACGTCCATTTTATGAATCTACAACAAATGATGAAAAGTTTCAAGATGCTTATGATAATATGATTGCATCTCTTGAAAAAAATCCTAAGCTTTCTCCAGGAACAGAGGCTTTTCAAAATGCAATAGATACGTGGATTGAGCATAATACTATAGTACAGGTTGATGATAAATGGTATGATGAACGTAAGCAACTACTTGATGAACGCTCAGAAATTCTTGAACCGCTTACACAAAAGAATATAGAGATAACCGATCTTACTCCCTTGTATGAGGAGATATATGAGTTATCTAAACCTGCAAGAACGTCGATGGGCCATTCTAATGGTAATACTCTTACTAGGGATGTTCAAATAAAGATTAGAAATCTTCATGAAAAAATTGAAGAAGCAAGGGGTGAGCTATATACAAAGTTAGGCTTAACAAAAAATCAACTCAGCGAGTTAGCATATCTTAGTTCTTATTATGATAAGCATGGGAAACATAAAAATAATGAGGATGCTTTAGCGCATAAATACTTTGTTAGGCAGTTAGCTAAAGGATTAACATCTCTTGGCATTAGTGAAGCGTCTGCCGCTCGACTTCAAGAAATTGATACCTTGTTAGGTAGACTGGCAAGAAGTTTTTCTACTGGATTCTATAGAGATAGGTTTTTAGAAATCATAGATTCCAATGATAAAACTAAAAAGATGTTTGATAATGAGGTGTATCAGAGATATAATATCGATAGGGAGAGTGGAGATATTGTAAGTGATGATATATTTGAGTCTATATTATCAGATGATGGTTTTAGAGGTACGCTTGATATAATTAGAGAAGAAAATAGTATGTTTAAACAATGGTTTGACGATAACCATTACGAAGCAGAGCGTACTATAGATAAGGGAAAGCCAACCATTATTTATATGAAAACTTCTATTTGGCAATATACACGTCCAACTGATGATAATTTTTACAAAGCCTTCCCTTTAAAGGATTCAGACGGAAATGTTACTGGGTTATTAGAATTTGATGGTGTACCTAGGGTTCCTAATTCAAATTATCAAGTCCGAAAAGTAAAAGATGAGTTTCTTACTAAAAAAATAGAACGAGATTATGTAGATGATAACGGTAAACTTGTTGTGGCGACTATAAATAATAAAGGGGAGTGGTTGCCTAAAACTGTAGAGAATGGAGCAAAGGATGATAGATTCATAAATCAGGAGTATTTTGATTTGTTTGAAAAGAATCGTGTTAAATGGGATTTATTACAGTATGTAAAGAACCATCATCTGGATAATCAAGCAAATCTTTCTAATTCTCAAAAATTAGGATTGCATTTCCCTAGAACTCGTAAGAAATTTGTAGAGGGTATTGGTATTGGTGCTGTTTATAATAGATATGCTAAGGGTGATTCCACGTCTAGCAAAATTTTAAGGGGCATTGGTACAAATAGACTAATTGAGTCTATTCGAAATATTTGGAGAATTCAAAGGGATGATGTTGAGTATGGTTATAATCATTTGGCTCAAGGATTGAAAGTTCCCAATGCACAAATGCAGACCTTAACAAGACCAATTACCGGTATGTATGATATTGATGTCAATGAAGTTAGTACTGATATCATTAGTAGTATAGGTAAGTATCAACATTCGGTAGAGATTTTTAAATCTCTTGGTGAGATAAATTCATTGGCACAATCTCTTAATCAGATAGTAAAGGATCAAATTCAAGATCCAACTGTTGCTAGAATTAAGAATAGAACGAAAACATTACAACAAATGAGTAGAGATAATACAATATCTAACAGGGCATTTGCTGTAGGAAATATTTTGGAACAATATTTTTCAGGTCTTAGATTGTCATCTCGATGGGAGAAAGATTCATCTAGAAAAGCTAGAGCTGTTATTCTTAGTAAATTCATGAAACTCTCAAGTAGGAAGTGGTTTATGTTTAATTGGATGTCTGATGTAACAAACTATTTGAGTGCTAATATTCAATTTCTTTATAAAATTACAGATACTCGTCATTTTAATGCTAAAAATCTTTTAGTTGGAAAGTTAAAGGCTAAGAGGGCTATTGGTGTAGTTACTTATCAACAATATAAAGCTTCTGCAAAACCTATTACCTTGCAATTTTTAGATATTATGGATGCAAGTCCTGATAGACTTGCTCAAAGTGTTGGAGAGCGTGGATCTCGTACATCTGTCATAGATGTGGTAACGCTTCGTGTAGGATTTGGCATAAGGGCTTATCTACAGAATGAAGCAAACTATACTGCTATGTATGCTCTTCTTGATAATAAGAAATATCGTTTTAAGATGGAGGGCTCTGATAGGTTTACTACGCTAGATAATGCTATAGAACTTGTTGATGGTGTGATACAAACAAAGGCTGGAGTTCCAGAAGAATATTCTATTACCTATGATAAAGAAGGGCGTGTTGTATTAGGTAAAAAAATACAGCAGATTATTAAACATCATAAAGGTTATCTTAAGAAAACAACAGGTATTGCTGGTCTGTCTGCTGAATCTGAGTTTGTTAATAGAACTTTAACGGGTAAAGCAGCGTTTGCTGTAATGCGATTTCTTCCGGGTATGACTCTAGATCGTTATCAAGTTAGAACTAGATCTCAACAAACAAGTAAGAGGGATAGGTTTCAGAGAAGATTTGATTGGTATACTCAAACAGCAGAATATGGTCAATTTATTGAGGCGGCTTTAGCCGGTAGGGATTTGCTTTTTGGTCTTAAAGATATATCTCAAGGAAATGTTACAGGTTCTCGTTTGACTTCTATTTGGAGAAATCAAGGGCGTAAAACTGCTGTTATGCAGGTTGTAATGGCAAGTATTGTAAATATGCTTATTGATCAGTTTCATTTATGGTTAAGGTTTAATGATGATGATGACGATAGAGCTTTTACTTATAATTATTATAATTTAGATGGTGAATTAGTGGAAGGACAAGATAGAGATGGTATGATAATGGATTTAAAAAATACAACATCTTTGCCAAATCTTCCCTGGATAGCAGATGCTCGTAGAGCAGATGCTCATCCCTGGGCAGATATGGACTGGACAGATTATTGGAAACTTCAATTTTTAAGATTGAGTCTAAGGGTGGAAAGAGAAAATAAAACATTTAATCCTTTTCGTGGGTTTATGCTGATGGGCGATATGTTAATGATGAAAAATGCAGCACAAGAGGGGGCTTATAAAGATATAATGTTGATTATTCAACTTATGAAAGAGATGGCTGAAGGTAAGGATACCGAGATTAAACAAAATGCCGGTCCCTATACCTTTCAGCAATCTGAGGAGACGAAATGGACGCATGCTATTCTTAGTAAGCTGCTTGGTTATAATGGAAATTTAATATCTCCAGCAGATGGAATTGAAAGCGAACAAGCCTTCCCATACTAATTAGTGTATTTATAAAAGTCAGACATTACTTTTTTATCTACTTGTAAAATTTCAGTAGTCATATTAGGAGGGTTTATTAAGTTAGCCCCTTCTGCTATGTCGCTTTCGGATATGTCCATATCGTCTGCATAATCCCTATAGAAGTGTTGTGGGTTTGTACCTATTGCCGCTATTGGGTGTCCCGCTTGATTTAATAATAACTTTTCAAGAGGCTCTAATTTTGAATATTCTCCTTTCATGATTTTGTCAAAATAGATAGAGTGGTTTTCTAGCATAAATACAACTATAATATAACCATCTCTATCTGTTAGTTTAAAATCAAAAAAGTTATTGTCCTCTATAATATGCATAGCTTCTTCTATCTTTTCTAATGATTCGTGATATAATGCAAATAGATATTTATATTTATACACTTCCTTTTTATTTAAGTATAGAAATGTATTTAGAGGTTTGAGAATTGTTTTTGGTAATTGTAGTAAGGGATATAAAAACACATAGCTTTTATGATCGTGCCTGTGCTTTGTGAATTCTTCTAGTATTTTGGATTTAGTCATAATATGTTAATTAGAGTTAGCGACAGTATTCTCTTCGTTTTCAATGATTATCTTTTCTGCCATTATTAATGTTTCTTCGTCTGGTGAAGTAAGCATTGATTTAAGGTTTGAATAGTGATTTCTCTCAAGTTGTCCTTCAGCAGTTAATGTTGCAGCTCTTTGTGTTAATTCTTCAACATAGTCCTTATCGAATTTAGACACAGAATCTTCTGTTATAATAGAATATCCCTTCTTTGTTTTAGAATTTACAAGATCATCTGCAACTCTTAGTGCGTGTAAATTATTCACACCGGATGCTTTTTCAACTTCAACTAAGTTGTTTCCAATACGGCCATAAAGCCCATATACGTTATAATAGAAGTGGCCATTAATTTTAGAGGTCTTTGTCACTATAACATTGTATTCTTTGAATGAATTTCCGCCTACATATTCTAAATGTGTTTTACTTATTTGTTTTCCTACCATTTTGTTTGGGGGTTTATATAATAAAATTCTTTTTCTTCTTTAGATAATGACTCCCAAGTATATTTTGGCATTTTGCCAATTTGGTCCTCATCTTGATATGGTTCGTTTTTATAACCAAGTATTTTTGTTGGTGGAGGGAATCTTATTAATCGCATATGATTCCACAATACAGCTCGTTTTATTTCAGTAAGTTTTGGATATGCATTACTAATGTGCCGCATTGATTCTCCTTCAAGTATCTGATGATTGATTATATGTATCTCATCTTCTGTTAAAAACTCTATAAGCTTCATTTAATAGTTATTTTAAATGCTTTCGCAAATTGTTCAAACTCTGTTCGGGCCTTCCATTTATTCCAGCCCATATGTTTTTTTGCATATCTAAAGAACCAATTTCTAAACTTGCTATATTCTTTGTCTTTAAATGAATAAGTCATCATGGAACGTTTATTACACTCCATGAGGACTTTCTTCATAAATTCTTCGCTTGTCATATTTTAATTCCTATTTCAGCTAGATACTCTGTATTTAAAATAGTATGATTTTTTGACTTTAAATCATCATACTTTTTTTGTATCGTTGGAATTGATTTTGTGGGATATTTCTGAATGAACTTTTTAAGGCTGGATCCCCAGGATATAGTATATTCTTCATTTTTTTCTAGATATACAATACCTTTTCTGTCTGTCTTATCTTTTGCTTTTTTGTAAGCAAGAGCATCTACGATTCCGCGTAAGGATATTTTAGAATTCATAGTAAATGGATCACCGCCAACTGGTTTTCCATTACTTTGTTCAAATATATACTCATACTCTGGATATCCATTTAGTTTGGCATTTATTAAATCTATGACTGAACGCGATTCTCTGTCTATTGGAGATATGTCCATTTCTCCTCCATATGCATCGTCATAAGCGTGAGCAAACTTTTTACCCTGATGGTATAGGTCAGCATTAATTCCTTGCATTCCATCGTGTCCTGCAAAGTATTTGATGTTTTTGAGGTCTAACTCTAATTCAGATGCTGCTTTTATTTCTAATAATTGATACTCTTGCTGTGTTACTTGTTGGATTTTGTTTTTCATGTTGTTATGGTTTGATGATAGTAATCTTTGTTTGTTCCATTCTTTTAGGTATGACCTTGGTAAGGTTGCATTTATCACAACACACGCCCCTTTTAAAGGGCATTGCGTTGTTTCCGATACCTTCTATTTTCTTTCTACATATTACACAATTGGCTTCTTTCATAGTTAGTCTATTGTAAAAGGTTCAAATTCAAAATCATCTTTTGTAAGAAGTGTATCTTCACCTTTTTTAAAATCTTGATTATGTTTTTCAATAGATTTTTTAAAACCTTCATCTGTATGGTATCCCCATAGACTTATATTTCCTTGGTTGTCGTAATACGTAACTCTATATGTTAAAGTTTTTTTCATAGTTAGAAGTGTTTAATCATTTCTTTGAAGTCTTTTATTATAGGTTCAAAGGCATCCGTTCTATGTCCATTTCCATAGGAAATATCAATGTTGTAATCTGTTTTAGGATTAATAGTCGTTATTACATTCCATCCTTTCTCATCATCCCATTTAGATAATCTTCCATAGGATTGTCTAACAAATGATTCAGAGTTAATATATATCTTATACTTAACTTTGTCTTCATTCTTTAGAATTATTTCTTGTATTTTGGCTCCATTGCTGTGGCCATTGTATACTCCGGTATCTTTTATCTTTGTTAGTTTCATATTACATTTCTATATATTCTACTGGTACGTCTTCATTATGAATACCCCCAAGGTATTCCTTATCATTGTGTGGTAATTCGTGTCCTATATCTTTTAGGACAATATCTAAATCGTATTGATTAGATTCTCCATCTGAGCTTGTCATAGATGGGCTTATGTTTTCTTGTATTATTTCCATACCTTTTTCTGATATGGGTGGTAAGTATTCTATTAGTATTCTACTCATCTTCTTCTTCTTTATATCCTCTAGGATTTTTAATATTATCTTCACCACAATTTCCACAATATGCGGGGTTAGGGTTCTCTACGTCTTTTCCTAAATTGTCTGCACAATCAGGACATCTTAAATCTACTGCCATATTCTTTTTTTAATTCTGAAACTATTGTTTTTAAGTATTCTTCTTTTTGCCCCTCCTTTAATGAGTTGACTACGGTTTTAATCATATCAGCAACTGCTGTTGCACCAATTAATTTTTTTCCTTCTTTATTTATAATAGACTCTTTCATGTTTACTTTCTTAATTTACCGTCTTTAGTGAATGTTAATTCTGTTTGAATAAAATCAAGTTCCATTGATTTTGGTGTTATAGTTATATTCTTTCTTTGACCAAAGCGTGGATACAGATACTTATGCATCTGGAATTTACCAAGATACTCGTTACCCATATCTAACATTTCTTGTTTGTTATATGTCTTAGGTCCACGTTTTTGAGATACTAATCGTTCTTCTACAGGATCCCACCATCTAGGGGCAGGGTTAGTTAATCCATCATAACTCCAATTAGATGCTCTATACAGCCCTCCATTATGATTAAGAGCTGTGTCTGCATAAGTTAATAAGGTATGGTATCTACGTTGAACTCTTGATACACTATTACTTATTAAGAATGAACCAGCATTTTCAGGACGTTCATCAACTAAGCAGAACCTGGTCAATGAAAGTACATTTGCAAAATCATTGTGAGCTTTAATGGCTGCTCCATAAGCTGGAGGATTCCATATAGCTACACCATGTAACGTATAAGGATCTCCTTTAAAATATAGCCCATAGCATTCTGTAGCAACTTTACCACATCCATGAGCATAGTGATGTTCTTCTACAAAACCTCTTGCTTCATTAAGAAGCAGAGGTTTTATTTCCCATTTGTTTTTAAGGAGTTTCATCTTTCTTTCTTTTAAGTTTAGATAATAGACACTCATCTGTATCCACATCATCTCTTACAGCAAGCAGTACCGGTTGGTACAAAGAACCTCCTTCATTATAGTATAGATACTTTATTTCTACTATATCTCCAATTTTAACTTTAGGAGAATTAGGATAAAGTGTTGTATTTCCTACAGGAACTCCTACTAATGATACAGGATGTGAATCATCATAAACCTTTAGTCCTATAGAGTTCTTGACAGAACTTATGCTTTCTACTATACATGATGCTGTCTCATAGAATTTGCACTTGTATTGACTACCTCCCGATGCTGGTCTTCCGGCTGAGTAAAATGCTGAGATATGTTTAAATACAACTCCTTCAGCTCTTTCTTGTTTTAATCGACAAAAAGTGTTGAGCTTGGCATTTTTATCCCAAGCTGTTGTTACTACTTTGAGTGGTATATTATTGGTTGGAGAGCCTATTAGTTTAGATAGTTTATGATATCTATGCATATAAGCTTCATCAGGATTAGTTATGTTGTCAAATAACATTATTACATCTCCCATATCTTCTCCGTCTATGATATATGGACCATTAACCCCTTTAGAAATATCTTCTATTTCTTTTGTTAAGGCTATAACTATTCCTTTTTTATTAATACCCTGTATTGAGTTATCTTTATTTTTGATAATCAACCTACGTTTGCCATCAAATTTTTCCTGCATACAATAGTTAGGATCGTTAATAAAAAGCATTGCTTGTTCTTCTGTAATTTCATTTAATAATTGAGGATAGATTCCGCTATCTTCTTTATCTGTAATTACGCTTATGGAAGACCCATTGGCTCCATTAGTTTTATATCCTTTAGCTGTCTTGGATTTTACTAATTTATCATAAGTCTTTTTAGCTACTTCATATGTAACTGGTTCTTTGGTTTTTGTTCCTGTATTTAAGGAGTTACCTCTCCTTCCATATGCAAAATTGACTACCCAACCTTCTGGTTGTTTTGTTAATTCTGCGTTATACACTTTGTCTGACGTACCCTGCTGGTACGATAATGTAATTGATTCTTGTGTCATACTAAATTTCTATAATTTTACATTGTGATTCTAACTTATCTAAGGGTATCCTTCCTTGATTAGAGCTATAATAACCCTGTGTTTCATATCGCTCCATCCAAGTAAGTAATCCTTGTTGAGCTTCTTTTTTAGTCTTCCAATTAAAATATCTAATTGGAATCCCGTCTGGTGATATTACATCGTATCTTTTTTTACTCATTGTTAAGTATTTTATAATAAAAAAGCCCCCACTATGGTAGGGGGCTAGTCACCGCGTTTTTAATCATTCCTCAATGTACTTTACCGTAAGGAAAGGTTTGTGCACATAGTTACTTATTCACACTAGGGAAGGACAATAACTAATAGCATGATTAAATTATTTTCCTCGTCTCCGCAATGACGAGCTTTATCTCCTTACACCTTACCCCTTCTCAAACAAAGAAACATTCTTTTGTTTCGTTTAAAATGACGTTTATTTGAGTATCGTTCTCTTCTATTGTATATGGTTGAACTGAGCCAAATAATGTTTTCATTTTCTTTTCTATTGCCGTATCTTCTTTAGATACTTCTTTTGGAACATCATGCTCCTTAATATCTAAGAAACTTTCTGTTTCTTTTACCGGATCAATGATTGGAACTGGATCTTTAATAGCTGCAGCTGCATCTAATAAAGCTTCTTTTTCATCATCTTCCGGAAATAGGTTCTCTAATTCAGAATCTGGCACATGTGTTAGATGTTCATTTACAGTTAATATATTTATGTCTTCTTCTGTATCAGATAACACATTTCCGTCAGGTACCCCTGTAATTTCTGGAGTATCACCTACAGGTATCTCAGGTGTAGCTACTGGTCTGCCATCATCTTCAAAGTCAACTTCAGCTACTTTTAATTCATCCTTGAATGGATCTTCATCTCCCGTATAATGGTCTAAACCTTCTTCTACAGCTGTTATTTTATCATCGTTGTTATCTACAAATACTGCAGGTATTACTTCGGGAGGATCGGTTTCTCTAAGTTCTCCTGGTTGTAAAGGAGCTTCCTTATTTATTCCAGCATTTTCTCCAATCGTTGGCATTGGATTGTCTGATTGTGCTGTTGTACCTACTGCAATTGATAAATAATCGTCTGTAGCAATGGCATATTCAGTCATTATTAAATGATGTAACTTTTGCTGAGATGTTTGCCATTTAGCAATAATTGCAGCTTCCATTCCAAACATTAATAATTTATATAAGCCCCAAAGGTTTTCTTTATCAGTAGCTGTGGATTTTTTGTCTTTATATTCATGATTAGTAAACGATACTTGTGATGACGTTAGTATTTCATGTTCAAAATATAAAGCTCCCATCAATTGTCCATATAGTTCAATAGACATGGGATTCCTTTTCATTTGATCTCTTTCTTCAATAATTTTGGTAAAGTGTGCATCCGCATTATCAACTATTTGTTCAATAATAGTAAACGCCTCTTGATTAGCGGTACCTGTATGTTTTCTATTCCAGGATAATCCTTCAGTTCCAAAGAATGATGCTTTATTTTCGTATATAAATGCTCCAATTCCACAACTAAATTTAACCATTTTGTTGTATGAATTAGCCCAGGAAAATAGCATTCCCATTTCTGGATCTTTATCTGATTTAATATATATTTTTGATACTACAATTTTACCGTCATAGGTATATATGTATTCGCTTTTCTCTATAATAAAGCCGGCATTACTTAGTTCTGCGTTAACTTTATCTATTATCTCGCCATGTGTAATTGGCGTGTATGATTTTGTTTTCTTTGGTAATTCTACATTTCGTAAGAATTCTTCTGTACAATATTTGTAATAATTGGGTCTGTTCATGAGAATAAACTTTTAGTTTTGTTTAAGGGTTCTACTGTTTCTATTTCTTTTTTAATTAGGCGTAAATAATATGCGAGATTAATGTCATAATCTTCAAACTTTTTATCGGGATCGATTTTTATAGCAACTTGCTCCATTACATTAGATGCTTCTACTTTGATTTGTTTTACTACAACATCTCCTTTTTTATAATGCTTAACTACATCTCCCTTTGTATTTTTTATGTCTAATGGTTTTTCAATAACAGTGCGCTGTTCTTTGATTAATTTACATCCACGATTTGCTATATAATAACGCATTGTTTTTTGTGTGTTATAATTATATAAATCTCCGTCTTCAACGCATGTTTGTATTATCTTCCAATCACCTTTAGCCCGGATACCTGCACAAAAATCATATATATTTTTGCAGGCATTAACTGTCTTTTCTGGACTTACATTGTGTATAAAGTAATTGTATATTGCTATAGCTTTTATTCTATAGCTTTTATTTTTATGTAACTCTTTATTGATATCAAACCTTCCCTTAAGCTTAACCGGATAGTGATAAAATTTACCATTCGTTTTCTTTATTAAAGGTTTTGGGTATGTTTTCTTAAACATATCATTAGCCTCATCTTCAGTTATTTCATAAGGCTTGAATATTCCAATATAATTATTTACGTCCCATATAATTAGTTTTTCATAGTATTCATACTCTAATATTAAGTTAGTTGTTTCTTCCCATTGCTTACATATCAAATCATATTGAGATTCATGTTCTTTGGGAAATATTATTTCTCCTCCATCTGTATTAACCATAATGGGCCTTGCTCCTGGTATATTTTCACAAAGCTTTTCCAATAGCTGTATTAGCAGCAGTTGTCCATTACACGTTATTTGCATTGTAAACATGCTATCTTTTAAAAAGCTATTCTTTTCATTGCTTAAGCCAAACGCTGAGTTTAACACAATCTTATATAGATAGTTTAATGGATTTGATTTAGGATATTTTAATCTTTCGTCATAGAACCACACATATCTTTTACAGAAAATATCTGCAGGAAGATGTGCTGGGCTCCATTTATTACGTATGCATAGGTTTGGGTAATATGATTTGACATCAAATGATTTAATAATCATATCTTCACTATGCCTATATAAGCCTCTTTTAGCACCATGAATTCCTCCAAGAGCAAAAGATAACTGCAACCCTCTGTATGTGATTTTATGCTTAAAACTTCCCTTTAAATTATCCGCATCTAATTTTAGTTGCTTGAACTTATGTAGGGTGTTTTGTAAAGGTTTTGTGATGAATTCAATATAAGGAAGTATTGCTTCTCCTAAGTGGATGACGTTCCTATATGTTTTCATTTCTTTTAATTCGGCTTTATCAATATTCATATCCTTACTTAATAAATCAAGTAGGATAGCTTTGACGAGCTTAGGTTCAGATAAATTTTGAAGGTCTATTTTAAAGTGTTTAGATAAATCCTTTCTTACCTTAATTAGCTCTATATTTCGGGTTAATAGTTCTCTAGTCGAAAGGCAATCATTGATACAATAGACGGTGAGCTCTATGATTTCTTTCATATTAAGAATACTGTCTGGCTTACAATTCATGTCCATGATATTGTGCCAATCCATATTGTATTGCAACCATTTTAAAGATGCAAACTTTTGCTGATTGTTATAATTGTTAATCTCAGCTAAATCGATCTCTCTAAAGGGTAGTTCTTTAATATAGTATATCGGATATCCTTTTTTGTTCTTTGTCTCTATAAGCGTTTGTACAAATTCAAATATGCTTGTAGCTATTTCTTCTCCAGACCATTTAAAAAATGCATCTTTATTTTTATAACAATATAATGCTACTTGAGAATCGAAGTTTAGTCCATTAAATGAAACCAGGTAATGTTTTTCCATGATTTCATCAAGGAATGCTATATATTGAGTGAATTTATTTTCATAAGTGGATACCTCAAATTTTATTATTTCTTTCGTGTCCTTAATGTTTATATAAACAGCAAGGAAACAGTTCTTTATTGTTTCATAGTCATGTATGTATGTTTTTTTCATATGTTATGAGATAAAAAAAGGGCACTCGTTTGAGTACCCTTCATATTAAAGGCTTCTTTATTATTCTTTCTTCTTACCAACAAAGGCATCCCAATCAAAATCTTGATTGTAGGCATATACAGTTAAGAATTTTTTAACATCATCCAAATCTTCAATGAAGTATTCATGGAATGTTTCAATAAGCACTCTTTCTTGCTGATATGGCACTTGAGCAGCTGATTGTTTGTTGTTGTTTGGTAATGGAATTCCACTACCATTTAACTTAGGTAAGAAATGAAAAGATTCCTTTTTAATTTTGCTGATAATAGCAAGAGTGTATCTTACAGGATCCCAAATTATCTCTACAAAGGGTGAGTCTGTAGACATTGGAACTCCTGAGAAATTATCTACTGCTTTCTCCATTTGTTCTTGTTGGAACGAACTTTTAATAAGCATTATGTTCCCAATTGCGTTGTTGTTGATTTCTTTTGGCATAAATTTTATTTAGTTCAAATATATAAAAGTCTTATAGTTCTACAAAATTGTTTGCATAGTTGTATGGTAATTCAAAGTTATTGTTTTCTAAATGCCATTTGGCGATATCATAAGATTCTTTAGCTTCTTTTTCCCATATTCGTAAGGATTCTGTAGATACTGGGTAGCAATATACCTGGTTGTCTTTATCAATAACTACATAATGAACCTTCATTTTCCATTCTTTTCTATCGTTCCTGCGAATAAGAGATAACAATAGTTCTTTATATACAATTGGTTGTAGCCAATACTTATAGGGCGAGGTGCCAAAACCTTTAGTCCAATCATTTAGAGTCTTGGATGTTGTTTTTATGTCTATAATATGTATGGTATCATTTTCATAGTCAACTTTTACGCAGTCAATAATACCTTTCAATCCAAATGCATAGCTATCTAATTCAGCTTTAAGTTCGATTTCTTTATGTATTTCTATATGTAAATCCTGATCTTCTTCTGCTATTTCCAATAGGGACATAGCTGTTTTGTTATTAAGTATCGCATTGGCTTTTTCTTTTGCAATAATACTTGTGTTTATATCTACAATAGTCTTAGTTTCTCCTTCTCTTAATACATTAAAGTATTCAATCGTTTCCGGGGTAACAGCCTTTTCTAATCTTTTATCATCGCCAGTTGGTTTTACACCATTAACTTCTTTCTTAGAGTCTACAAGTCCCTGATATAAATCGCACTCTTTTAATGTAGAGATTATTAAATCTCTCATACTTAAATCATCTAAAGGAACGTCAGTAGAAGGGAATGACTTGTTGTATACATCATCAATAACTTCTTTTAGCTTTCCTCCTGGTACTTTTTTTGACATAAGGACAAATTTGTCTTCAAAGTTTTCAGGTTCTAAAACAAAGCAATGTACTAATTCTCCTATGTCTAAGTATTTCGCACTTAATTCTTCTCGTTCTTTTAATATGTAATCTCTATAAAATACTCTTGGATCAGTTAGTAGTTTTACTAATGAACTAAAGCTGAAGTAAAATTTTTCTTCTTGGAATTCTTTCTCTTGTTTTAATGTATCTTTTTCTGGTGTATTCATCTTTGTTTTCTTTTAGGATTGAGTTTTGGTATTGTGGATTTAACGTTAAGATTTTTTGGTGGTTCAATATACTCCATAGCTAAGAATTTACTTCCTTGTGTTGGATTCTTGTTTTCTCTAATGCAATGAGCTTTCCAAACATCTATTAACTTATTTAGATCATATTGAATTCCCACAAATCTTCCAATGGTGGGGTCTAGATCTGATAGGAAGGTAAATAATTTATAACTCCTTGTTATGGGTGTAGCCATTGTTTTTTTTTCATCATAACGATGGGGTATTAATGCAAGGATATATAATAATGATTCTTCAATATTACAATTATCAATGATGTTTATGATAAGTTTAAGGTCTTCATCAGTTCCTTTCATCATTTGTTTCATGCGATTATATCGCTTCTTATTTAAAATAGGCTTGTTCATCATAATAAGGGGAGAATTTCTCCTCCCCTTTTACATATAGATTTATGTTATTCTAAAATATTATCAAGTACTGCGTCTGATGTTAATAGCTTATTAAATGCTTGAACATCAAGATTGGTTATCTTCTTTCCTAATACAAATTTAAGGTCTGTACCAAGGCTGTCTGTAGATAATAGCTCTTCAATGCGTTTTATAATTTCATCAGTTACATTATCTTCAGTTAGATGGAATTGAGCATATGTTATGAGTCTGGAGCATATTACGTATGCGATATCCCCTCTGTAATTATCTTTCTTCCCTTTAATGAGCTTCTGTAATTTCTTTTCTATGTCTTTAAAAGGAACGGTAGTATCTAAAATCTCTTGAGTTGTTATAAGCTTATCCATTTTATTATGAATAAATGCTGTAAACATTGTTGTTGCTTCAACCCCAAGTGAACCTTCTCCAAGTAATTGGATTAGCTCTAAGTTTTTAGGAATGTTAAAATCATTAATGCTGGATATAGAATTAAAGAATTTTGTGATACTTCTTGCGTTAACTTCGGGTACTTCTTCTTTAACTAACTCTTTATTTAAGAGTATAAAGTTTATGCATCGTGAATCAATTCTATTCTTCTCTGCCCATTCAGCCCATATTTCAGCATCAAATTTTAGTGATACATTCATATATCTTGAGCGTTGTGCAGGGTCTTGATCTGTTACATTGTATATGCCGTCGTCTGGATTGGATGATAGTAAGATAGTCCATCCTTCAGGCAATTTCCATGTAGCATATTCTTGACATTCGATTAACTCCATTACGGCTTGAGTAAATCTTTGCGATGCTCTAGTGTAATCATCTAATATTAAAATACCGGGGCCTGTCTTTCCTGCAATCCATTCAGGAACTGAGTAACTCATTCTGGATTCATTTGTTACAAGGTATCCTGCTTTTTCAAAGCTATTGATTGCTTGTTCTTTAACCCATAGAGTGCTGTATGTAGCTTTCTTTTCTTTTGTTTCGGGATTCTTTTTAGCCATTTTGAATTCAGTAACAGGTATTCCTATAAGGTCGCCTATTTCTTCAAATGTAGATAGGGATAGCTTTACAATATTTTCAGGTTTAAAACCTTTTGCTATTCCAACTTGTTTTATTACACTTGTCTTACCTAATCCAGCTGCACCTACTACATTCATTGCTACAGGTGTTTGGCCGTTGTGTTGTATTGTATTATTGTTATTAATCATGTGAGTTAAAACTTCTTCTAACTGTTTGATGTTTACTTGTGATACGATTGATTTACTCATAGTACATAAAAATTATTTAGTTTAACTTTATACATCTTCCTGGGAGTTCATCATTAATTGTTGAATGACTTGAATGAACCCATAATATATTTCCCCTAGCATTTTCAGGGGATGGTGCTTCACCATCTGTAAGATAGATTAAGCAGGAGTATTTTCTTATATTCTTGTTATAGACATCTATAACAGGTTGAAATATTGTACCACCTCTCCCTGTTACTTTTAAAGGCTTTCGTGGATTAAATTTGAATTGGTCTTGTATTTGAGTATCGCATAAAATGATTTCTATATCATGACCAGTCTTATGCATATGGTGTAATTCATTTTGAAACTCTATAAGTTCTGCTTCATTTACAGATGCAGAAGTATCTATAGCTACAAGAATGTTAGAAAAGAATTGTTCTCTAGAACCCGCCATGTCTTTAAACCGCTTACTTTTTTTTCTTCTTGTCTTTTTTACATCTACTCGCGTCGATGTTCCTATAAAGCGTTTCACAAAGGCTCTCCAATTAAATTTAGGTGGTTCAATTGTAGTTAATGTATCAAGTAAATCTTGTAATCCACCAGGAATACATCCTGGATCTGCTATGGATTTTACAATTTCACTTAGTAATACCTGTGTATTTTTACTAATCATTTTCTGAACAGCTTCGGATGCTTCTTCTATTTCTTTCCAATCGTGATCTGGAACGTTAATAGTATTTCCGTCACCATCGTTACACTCACCATCGCCATTTTCCATGGCAGACAAACAATTTTCAAGACATTTATCTGAATCAGAATCATTGTTCTCTATAAGTTTTTGATAATACCAATTGGTGTCTTTATTCGGTTTAAGATTTTCATACTTATCCCAGGTACATGCGCCATCTGGTAATAAATCTTTAGGGATGGTTTGATTAATATATATATCCATAGCAATATTAGCAATCTTTTGATTTTCAAGATGGTTATATTCTACAAGATGAAAGTTTATTATATGTCCCAATTCATGCATCAATAATCCTTGTTTATGGTTGTCGGATAATTGATCCCAAAAATCTGAGTTGATGTATAATTTATACATTATTCCGTTAAGACCAACTCCGGCTGTTTTTGTTTTTTTGTTATTAACTTCCTTTAATAAGCTCAGTAGGACTGAACCATAAAATGGTTGATCATAAAGAAGTTCTTTAGATATTTTTAGTACATTTCTTATCATAATTTAAAAAGGTAAATCTTCTTTGTGAATGGGTGGATTTGGTCCATCTTCATCGGACTCAATTATCGATCCTTTAAGTTTTGTTTGTAGAGTTATTTCATCTATAGCCTTTGCTTTAAGTGTATTTATATACATTGTATACATTTCATAAGCATAGTTTATGTTATCTATACTTTTGAAATTAGTTATTGCCCATCTAAATACATTGGCTATTGTGTAATTAATAGTGTCTGCTGATATTTGGTTGCTTATTTTTTCTTTCAGTACTTTATTTACTGACTCTATTATTGAGTACTCTTTGCATGTTTCAAATTGCCTGTGTTTTTTTAATATACAGATAAATGCTATAACATTTTGACTATCTGTCTTTTGTGTAATTATGTTTTTTGCTAATTTGATATTGTCTTCTTCCTTTGTTTTAAAAAGCTTATCTATTTTTTCTGGTAAGTTCATCTTTAGTTTTTAATAAGTGGGGTTTAAGAAATATTCTCGTGTTTTTTAATCCATGTTCTTTTATACAGTCAGCCATATCTTTCTCAACTTCAAATTCTGTATAAGGAATCTCATATTTTTCTTTGTATTTAAGAGCACTTTTTTTTCCTGCTATATCATTATCAAAAAGAACGGATATATATTTATACCTCCTTCTATAGTACGATAGTTGCTTTGGAGTAATCATAGTGTTCTCACTGTCTGGAGCAATGCACTCTATGTTTGATAGGTTAAGCTTCATAAATGTCATAAGGTCTTTAAGAGATGCAAGTATTACTAACCAATTTTTCTTGTAAGTTAATTGGTCGTGTCCTTGTATATAGTTTTTAACCTTAATGAATTTAGTACGCTTTGCTTTTGGATTGTATATTTTATATAACATTCCGTTGGCTCTAAAATATCCATAACAATAAGGGTTTTCGAATATTTTTTCGCTAACATCAGACCCCCTTGTAATTTTAAAAGTATATGATTCTAATGGTTTTATGCAGTAGTGTTCTAACATATCGGATCCTAAATAATATTTAGTCCAATAGTTAACATCATTAGTATTCCATTGTCGTACTACATAATTAGTTACTTCTTTTTTAGTTGGAATTATTTCTTCAATACTATAGCTTTCATAATCATCAGCTTTCCAAAAATCATATGTTTTTCGAAATGCTTCCTGACGATTAGGTAATTGATAGAGTAGTTGTATTAAATCTACGGCATCTCCATGATGTCCGGTAGAGAAATCTTTAAACTTATACTTATTATTCTCATGTAGATATATAATCATAGATGGATTACTGTCTTCTTTGTTGAAGATTGATTTTATTGATACGGATTGTCCTGTTAATCTCTCACTAAGGTTTAAGAATTTCTCAAAAACCCAGGTGTTTGGTACAGGGAACGTATCTGTGCTGAATATTCTAGTGTCTATTCCCATATATTAAGGTTAAAAAAAGGTGGAACTATTGTGTCCCACCTTTTAATAGTGAAAAAATTGTTATTCTTCTACTGCAAACGGATCTTCTTCATCATTAGATGAATTGTCTACCGCAAACGGGTCTTCTTTATCATCAGCTGAATTATCCCATAATGCGTCAGCTCCTCCTGCTTTAGCTTCATTTTCATTAGCTGAAAATCCAGCTACTGGTTGAGCTGAAGGCTTGCCTTCAACATGCAATGCTTTGTCAAAGACGAGGACTTGATTTGCTTTTTCTTCGTTAGCGAACAAGCTTGTACCTCTTTGGTATTTAGGAAGAAACATATAATACTTCGGATGTCCGTTATCTTGTATTTCTTGTTCTCCACCTATGCACCAGTTCATATATACATCTTTGAATGGCTTGGCGTTATTAAAAGCCTCTACGATTTCTTCAACTGTATCGTATTTTCCTGATGTTTCCATAAGGAATTGTGAGTTACATTCATTTTCAATGCTTTTGATTACCTTTAGGATGTCTAAAGCCATATCAAATTTTACAGTTTTTCCGTCTTTAGTCCACGATCCATCTTTGTATGGCCATTTTCGACTTTTAATTCTTCCGGTTTGCCCAAGATATCTTGGTCCGTTTTCTTTTTCGGAATCAATTAGCCATCCTTCAAATTCTTCAGTGATGGGTTTTGTTTCTAAATCCAGAACAACTTCATAAGCTTTTTCGCCTTTATTTTGCAAGTACTTAGGCCATCGCAAAGAAATGTTGTTGATTTTACAAACATGATTTCCTGGTGTAAATGATTTTGGAAGGCTACCCCCTCCTACTTTTATGTCACTAGTATTTATTCCCATCTTTTATTTTTTAATGGTTTTCTTAGTTGATTTACCATTCTTAGGGGTGTAAATCTTATCCCAATATGTAATGAGTTCTTCATTACCTTCTTTATCTATATCCCATTCACTTATTAAAATATGGTCTTTTTCTAAATAACGATGTCTTCCTCCAGCACCTACATCTTCTGATGCTGTAAAGTTTATAAAGTTTTGTTTTCCTTTACGATAAATATATCCAATAGCATCTGCTCGGAATGTTGCAGCGAATTTACTTTTCTTTCCTAACATTATGTCAAGTGAATTAAATTCTACTCCTTCTTTGTTTACTGTAGCATATGTGCTATGTGCGAGTATGATTATTTTTGGAGCATGTTTTTCTATAATATTTAGCACTTCTGTAAATACTTCTGCTATTAACGCATAGCCTTTACCGAAAGGGAGATTTAATATATTTCCCATTGTTGCCTTCCCTGATTGTGGGTGTAGATTTCCTTTATCATCGGTAAGAAACCATTTGGATCCATCTTTTGTTCTAGACCATCTACGTTCAGCTTCTGGATGGCACATTTCTTCTAATGCTGATGCCGTATCTATAGCAATGTAATCATAAGGATAACCATCCTCTTTTATTTGAGCACATACATCAATTACATCTTTAACTTTATTAATTTGATATGCTATTGCGTCAATAGCCAATGTTCCTTTTTCAAAATCAAGGATTAAACATTTAGGTAATTTGCTTACCGTTATAGTTTTCCCTGTCTTAGGCTTGGAAAATAATATTGTTCTTCTTGGTGTTAACTGTACCGCAGGTCGCGGCTTTGTTGGTAAATTTATTTTTTGCATTTTTAACGTTTTACTTGTTTAACTAAATCATTAAGCCAACTTTTTTGGCTTACTGGTTCCTTCCATAATATCGCACATAAATCTCTAACCATAAGTTCTTCAAATGGAGCATCTGAATTAGGGTCTGGAATATCAAATTTAGCTGCTTCTTCATTGATAGGAATAGATTTGAAGTCACTAAAGTCAATATAATACATGACATCATCTCCATATGGTTTTTTTTCTAGCTTATCTTTATATTCAGCATCAAATTTCCATACATATAATGATCGTTTTTCATCTAATGTTTCATAATCTTGATTTACTCTTTCTGTGTATATATCTTTGCCAGCTTCAAGTTCACTTCTAAAGAATAATAATCTTAGAGGTGTTCCGAAGATCATTTTTGGAATATAAAGAGCATCGGGTACTCCTAATTTTTCGAAAGTTCTTTCATGTTTTTCGCGTAACTCGGCTATTTTTATTTTATTACTCATACCAATGTTATTATTTTTTGCCATGTTTTTTTCTAGGCTCCTCTTGTGGAGGAGTGTTTGCATCATCTATGGACATATTTTTAAAATTTGCACCAAAGAAACTCATACGAGTATCTCCTGTTCTAGTTTTTACAATATGAGCTACTAATTGTGTATCATCTTCAATGATATATCGCTCTGGTCCATATACAGTGATATGCCTAAGAGCTGGTCTATCAAGAATGATTACCATATCTGCATGTTGATTTAATGCATCTCCTCCAAAGATATCATTTGGTGAGGGATAATTCCCATGTCTACCATTTTCGCATCTTACTGGGGAGTCTATTTCTCTGTTTAATTGTGATAGTATTATAAAAAGTATTGGATATATTTTCTTTAGTTCAGTTGTCATTTCTCCTAAAGCGTTAAGCATTTCTAAAGTTGATTGTCCTTTAGTTTTTTTTACTAATACTGAATGGTCTAATGTTACAATTGTTTTAGGATATCTTCCGTTTTTTTTATAATGGTAATCCATATAATTGATGATAGTAGAACGAAGTCCTGTTACAGGAGTTGGTTTATCTACAACATCAATCGGATATTTTGAAGCCGAAGCTGCATATTTTCTACATTTTTCAATGAGTTCTGGATCAATAGTAACCCCTTCTTGTTCTGCGCTACATAAATATTTGTAGCTGTGTTTACTTACAGATGAGAATTCTCTTATCTTAGAGTTTCTTCCTACCATTTCAAAATTAAATTCTAAGACGCGTATTCCTTGCCCCTTGTTGATACGAAAACCTTCACGAATCATTTGATCTTTCATTAAAGTCTTTCCTCCACCGGGGCGTGCCGCTAATAGGATTATAGAGTTGTATTCGAACCCAAGTATCCCTGCATCATTAATTTTATGCCAAGGAGTTTTAAAGCTATGAATCTTACCTTCTGCTCGCTTCTCCATATAAAGCAAAGCTTCTTCATAGAATATATGATGTGAAATCCAATTTTGTACAGTAGTGTTGTTAGCTTTCTCACTCATACTACACGCGATTTAATTTGACGCTTGGGGATGTAATCATCAGAATTAGTAACAATGTCACAATAGTTTGCTAATTCCGATTCGGGTGTGTTATCTTTTATCTTTTTAATAAAATACATTGCTGTTCTCATGTACTCATAATTGTTTAGTCTGTATTCTTCTACGTATTTTTCAGTAGCTTCTAATATTATCTTCCAATTATAGTCTGTGTATTCTTGAAAGAACCACATAAAATTTATCTCTATGTTCTTAACATTACCTCTTGCGTATTTATTTGAAGGAAGTTTTTGTTTTGGAAATATCATTACGAACTCCTGGATTTTTTCTTTAAAATCATTTCCTAGTAGTTCAATGTTTTTTAGCTTCTTAAGAGGCTTAAATAACATTTCTATTTCATTAACTAATCTTTCTCCTTTATCGGATAATGTGCAACTTCCAAGGTTAATATATATAGATGGTATCATCTTTCTTATCTTATCTTTTGTTGATTTAGACAACGTTGTATTGTCTATTATCTTAAGATTATAGATAGTTTGATACTCCATCAGGGTAAGTTTTTTTTGTTTTAGTTTCCTAAAGAATGTTGATTGCTTTAACATAAAAGGGGCTACCAATATAGTGAATTATCACCAATCAATCGGTTCTTTTTCAATCTTTTTTAGGATTTCGTTTATGCGATTTAGTATATCTATAGAGTCCCATTGACCTTCAGATGGAATTTCGGGAATGAATAGTTTATATTGCCCTTTTCTAACGTGCTTTGATAAGTATTCTACATCATTTCCAATAAATACAAATATTGTTTTTGATGTTTTATATGCGATGTCTTTAAATAGCTCATCAAATATGGGTGTCCACATGGGAATATGATCTGTATCTTTTCCTATGGGACAGGTTAATGCTCTGTTAAGAAGCATTACTCCATTTTTAGGAAGATATTCTAAAGATAATTTATCATCATCAAAATTAGGAAGAGGATAGAAATCATCGATTTCTTTTGTAAAAGGGCTGAGAGCTCCACCAAAGGCAAGTCCATTGGCTATTCCTTTTTCTGAATATGGATGTGAGTTAACAAAGATAACTTTTACGTCCTTTAATTGACAAAGATCAAATGATTTAAATAAGTCTTTGAAAGTTGGTGTGAAAGGCTGTCCCGCCTGGATGTCACTTATCAATTGGTTCATGGCCATTTCAAACTCTTCGGTTTTAAAAATGACTGGTAGAGTGTCTACCCAAGATGTTTTTTCGTATTTTGTACAAAGTTTGTTTATTGTGTCTTGAATTTTATTAGTATTACTCATGAGTGATGATTTAAAAGTTAAAAAATATCCTTCTATTCCCAAGGATTCAGTTATTAAGATTGAAATAATAGGTGATTATTATATTAGCCTGAAATCGGTCTTCAATAATTTTCTTATTGAAGGTGAGGATAAGGCAGGTATTGGCTTGATATTAGATAACATATCTAATAAAAAGATTACTACTTTAAAAGAGCATAGGCTATACTTAATGTATGTTATGCTTATGGGCATTGAAAATGCAGCTGCAGAACAAGATGTTTTAGTGTATAAGCCTGTTCCGGATATCAATCTAGATGATTGAGATTAATATTCATGAATCTTGCCATTTGAATACATGTTTCTATTACGTTTGATAGCTCTTTTTTAGAGCACTTAGCAAAGGATTCATATACTTTATTTTGTTTCTCATCCATATAAGACATTCCACATTCATTTTTTACTTGTTGTTTCATGTCTCGCACACTGGATCCTTGTTCGTCTGCCATAATTTTAATACATACATGTATTTTGGCTAATTGAGACTTTGTGTTGTCTTCTTTTTTTAATTCAAAGAGGACTTCAACTTCATTATCCTGGTCAAGGGAATTTATGAATAATTTATATCTTTCCTCATCCAACTTATTTGGAATGATTAGCTTATCTCCTTCTTTTTTTAGTGTTATCTTAAGTATCTGCATTAGTAGGTGGATAAACGCCATTAATTATTTGAATTTCGCGTCTTGGATCTACATGGTGTTTGTATTCTATATTAGAATGTTCTTCACATTCTTCCCATAAAGTATCTTCAAGAGCATTATCCATTGTGTCGTAATTTACAAAGGTATGCATGCAATCTTCTTTTTTACAAGGATCTCCATGTTCTTCGTTATCACAAACATGACAGCTACTTATATCATCATCGGTAAGAAATTTTTGGTATAGAATGTTTTCATGTGGACAAAATTTATATGCTCCATAGATTCCCATTCCTGATTCATCACACTCATAATGAAATCCGACATTAAACAGCTTAGATATTATTACAAATGTCTTGGGGTCTGGACTCCATCTGGTTGTATATGACATATGATCATCGCCTTTTTCAAAGTTGATATCAAAGCAATATTGTAGGTCTTCATTTTTCTCTATAAGCAAAAATTTAGATGCTTTTTGTGTTCTTACTTGAATTTGTATCATTTTATCGAATACCTTTTGTATTCTACTTATTTGTTTTTCGTCTCCATCGAACTGTACGCTATTATAGCACCAATTTGGCATATTAAATATCTATTAGTTGAAAATAATTTGACTTCTTTAATTCTACACGTTTTTTAGCTCTTGTGATAGCTGTATATAGCCAACGTGCATGATTCCATTTATTTGATAGCCAATCGCAATCAATATAAACTGTATCCCATTCGTTGCCCTGGCTTTTATGTACTGATGTGGCATATCCATATGTTGAAATGTTTACCATATTGTTCCATATCTTTTTTTTGTTGTAATATGATTTTGTGAACTTAGTAAGTTTTGGGTGATTTTTAATGTATTGTGATGATAGTAATGTTGTGGGATGTAATGATGGTTTATCTAAATTAGGTATGAGAAGAGTTTTAAATGAGTTAAAAGAGTTCTCTACTTCATGCTCTAATAGGATAAATTGGTATTCTTTAAAATTAGGATCATTTTGAGTTCCTATATTTATCTCCACATTAAATTCATCAATTATTTTTGGATGTCGAATGGTATATATATCTCCATTTAGGTATTGTGCATTAGCTACTGATATTAATCTTTCTCCATCAACAACCGGATGTACTGCATCTTCTTTAAATTTAGCAATACGAATATGTTGGTTGTATTTCATTCTTCTTTTATTGGTAGATACCAAGACAATGAAATCTTTCTCGTGTGATATATCTAAAGGTAATTCTTCGGTGAATTTTGGAACAACCTTAAATTCAGGGGTGTTATAGTTAAGGATTTGACATCCTTTATTGTTTCTCAAATGAGTAGCTACGGATAAAATTACTCCATCGCTACGCTTGACTTCATTTAGCTTAAACTTCCAATTTTCTTGGAATCGTTCATTATGATGTTCGAGCATAAATGGGCAGGCTTCCCATTGGAATATTTTAGGATCATATCCTATAGGTTCCAATTGAAAATCATCTCCCATAAATATGATTCGAGAATTCTTTTTGGTGGTTTCTACTATTAAATCTTTTAAGACTTTCAAATCAATCATAGAGACTTCATCAATAAGGTATACGCAGCGAGATTCCATATTATCTGATATTCTAAACTCTCCTGTATCTAAGTCTGGAGTTCCGTATAATGCTTGATGAATAGTTTTAAATCGATTGTCTTTAATTGTTTCAGACATAAACTTATCCTTAAGTCTTTTAATAGCTGCGTTTGTTGGTGCTAAAATAAGTGCATTTGAGTATCTGGCTATATTTTCGGCAATAGTTGTTTTACCGGTTCCTGCATTACCTACAAGTAGGTAAAATTTATCATTTGTGGATAAAAAGGATTCTATATGCACTAATGCTTTTGCTTGATCGCGAGTATAATCAATATTTGTTTCTCTCGCATCTAATATTTTTTTAGGATTTTTCATGTCGTAAATCTATATTGTATTGGTGTATTTCCTTTAATGTATTTTTTAAGCTTCTCAAGGTGTATTTTATGCTTGTATCTAAGATCATGGTCTATCTCATCTTTTGCGGATTCTAATAAACCGGATTTACTATGGTCAGAACCATAAAACCCCCAACAGGATTCCATTAGTGATGGAATTGTCCAACCATAACAATCATTCATAAGCCAATTATTAAGTGTTTCTATTTCTGCTTTTATATATCTATTGGCTAGGCTTCTTTTTTGTTTGTGTGAGTCAAAATCAGTACCCATTTGATTGTTCCAGGATTCTTTGGTAATATATATAAATCCTATCTGACGACCTTGCTGTGTTGTATTTAATGTATCAACCCAATCATTGCGAAGGTATAAAGGCAATATAGCTACAATTTTAACATTGAATATATAATGCTTTTTAATGTCCTCCCATGTTTCGTATTCTAACCAATCGTTAATTGAAGAATAATCAGTGTGCTCGGATTCATTATATGTAATCTCATTAGCTACTATAGTTGATATAGGATCGTGATGTGTTCTAGGATTTTCTGCTGAATCGTCCTGTTCTATTTCGATTTTATGTGATTTATAGGTAATAGTTTCTGTGTCCATTTATAGATGTTTTTTATAAGTGTGATAATTGTATAGAGTGAAGTGATGATAGTACCTTTATTTGTTTGATATTTTGAAAGGATTCCTTGAGTTATTAAGTTTTGGTGCGGAGCCTATAAGGTGGCGAAATAGTATGTCATAAACTATTTTGTTATCCTTAGTTTCCATATAAGTATAGAATTCAGAACGTGACACCTTAATGTTAAGTTCGTAGGTGTGTGTTATGTTTTTTAAGCTCTGTTTATACTCTGGAATAATAATAGGGATTTGATCATTGAGTTCTTTGGTATTGTTTAAGAAATCTTCCTGGAATTGTATTTGCGGTGCATTAATTAATGCATGTCTTATAGACGCGTGATTTCTATTACCAAATAGTTTCCCTATTTTGGTGAGATTTTTATAGTTTAAAAAGTGATATATATATGCATAAAGATACATACGTTGGTCAATAGCTTTTCTTTTTCGAGAAGGGCTATCTAAATTTTGTTTAATGATGTACGTTTTTATATCGTTAAGTGTCATAATTTAATGTTTCATGGCCTCAGTTCCGAAGTGTTATGTTGAGCAGCCACATACCCACACGTAATAAGAATGATTGTGGTACGTCTACCATATCTTTTTCTTAT